AGGCCCGCCTGTACGTCCAGCACAAGCCGGCCGCAGGCCCGCACTCGTCCCTGCGCGACGACCCGACGGACGCCACCGACACCGCCCCCTCCCGCCCCGCGCGGCTGGCCGAGGCGGTCCTGGCGGCGCTCGGAGCGTCCCAGCAGGACCTCGGCCAGATGCTCCAGCGCCTGGCGACGAACCTGTTCGTGGCCGGCGAGGGGTGGCTGGTCGGCGTGCCGCGCCACGTCATCGACGCCGCGGCCCCGTCCGCGGCGCCGGCAGTGACCGCCCCCTCGCCGGACCCCGCGCTGACCGACCTGGTGTGGAGGGTGCTGGCCGTCACGGAGGTCTCCTCCGTCGGCTCCGACGGGCGCACCGTGCGCCTGAACCTGGGCACCGACGGCTCGGCCCCGGTCGAGGTCTCGGCCTCAGAGGTCTACATGGTCCGCGTCTGGCGCCCTCACCCGGCCCGCTACTGGGAGGCGGACAGCCCTACCCGGGCCTGCCTGCCGATCCTGCGCGAGCTCATCGGCCTGACGCGCCACATCAGCGCCCAGATCGACTCCCGCCTGGCCGGCGCCGGCATCCTGGTCGTGCCCTCCTCGGCCTCGGCCGCGCTGGCCTCGGACGCCGCTGACCAGAACGCCTACGGCGCTCCGGACCCGTTCGTGGCCGCGCTCATGGACTCCATGCTGCGGCCGATCGAGAACCGGGACGACGCCAGCGCCGTCGTGCCTCTCGTCGTGACCGTGCCGGACGAGGCGGCGGACAAGATGAGCCACCTCACGTTCTCCTCGGCCCTGGACTCCGGCGCCCGCGACCTGCGCGACGAGGCGATCCGGCGCCTGGCCCTGGCCCAGGACGCCCCGCCGGAGCTGCTGCTCGGCTCAGGCGCCATGAACCACTGGGGCGCGTGGCTGACGCGCGAGGACACGGTCACCACGCACATCGAGCCGGTCCTGGCCCTCATCTGCGACGCGCTGACCAGCCAGTACCTCCGCCCGGTCCTGCTGTCGGCTGGCCTGGGCGAGGACGAGGTCCGCACCCTCTCGGTCGGCTACGACGTCTCGGCCCTCGTGGCCCGCCCGAACCGGTCCGAGGAGGCGCTCAACCTTCACCGCGCCGGCGCCGTGTCGGACGAGGCGCTGCGCGAGGCGTCCGGCTTCGACGACTCCGACGCCAAGCCCCTGGACGAGCGCGCCCTCATGCAGGCCCTCGCCATGGTCTCCAAGCGGCCGGACCTCATGGGCACGATCGGCATCGGCCCCCTCACGCAGGAGATTCTCAAGGCCTACGGGGGCGACTACTCGGCCCCGTCCGAGGCCCTCCGTCAGCTCGCCCTGCCGCCTACCCCTCCCACCGACTCCCCGGAGGACGCGCCCAAGCCCGATCAGGACGGCCCCGGCCGTCCGCCGAGTGGCGCGGACGCGGCCGAGCCGGGTAGGGTGCCTGGTAGCGAGGCGCCGGTCTCATCTGGCGACGCCCGCCCGGAGTCATCCACGAAGGCCCCGGCCGGGGCCTGACCGGCCACCTACCGCTTCACACTCAGGAGAACCCATGACACCTCCCCCGCCCACTGCCGACGCCGCCCGCGCCTACGCGGCGGCGTCGGCCGCTTCCCCCGCCTCGGCGACTACTCGCCGCAACCCGGGCGCGCGCCTGACCGCCCACGGCCTGGACGTTGACGCCACCGCCCTCGTGGCCGTCGTTGACGTCCTCGTGGTCAAGGCCCTCGAGGCCGTCGGGAAGCGAGTCGTGCGCGCCGACCGCGCCCGTTTCAACGCCCTGAAGGGCCGCCCGTTCCACGAGGCGCACGTCCTGTGGCCGACCGACGTCCTCACAGTGGGCAAGGCCACGAAGGGCGCGTGGGATGTCGTCCCGGCCCTGCTCGACAACCACGGCTGTCCCGGCGTCGAGTCGGGCCGCGTCGTGACCCTGCTGGACGCCTACGTGACGCAGGTCGCAACGCACGGCGTTCCGCACCGCCTGGACCGGCTCGTGAAGGCGCTGCGCTACGTCCTGCCAGAGAACGCCCTCATCCGTACTCCCAGCCTGAATCGGGCGTCCCTTGAGGAGGTGCGGTGATGGCCCACACCGACGTCGACCTGCTGGCCGAGGGTCCCTCCGACTGGGAGTCCCCCGAGGCAGTGGCCGACTGGCGCGACGAGATCGAGGAGCAGTACCTCGACCTGGCCGAGCCGGTCCTGAACGCCTTCCTGCGGCGCGTTCGCACCCTGGCCGAGGACGCCCTGGACTCTCCGGTCCTGACGGCGGCCGGCGACCACGTGCCGAACCCGTTCGCCTGGACATCTGTTCGAAGCGCGTGGCAGGCCGCTATCCGCGACCTCATCCGTGACGGCCGCGGCCGGCGGCGCCTGCCGCAGTACGCGACCGTGCAGCGCATCCTGGAGGACTCCGGCCTGCCGGTCATGGTCTACGAAGACGTCCGCAACCTCCTCAAGCGCGCCGCCTCGGAGGGCTGGGGCGAGCGGAAGACGAAGATCGAGCTCGGCAAGATGCTCGGCACCTCGCGCCGCAAGGGAGAGGCCACGACGGCCTACGCGGCCCGCCTGCGCACTCTGGCCCGTACCGCGGCCACCGCCAACGCCGCCCACCGCACGGCGACCTCGGACCTGGCCCGCAAGCGGGGCCGGCTGCGCTGGGTCACGGTCCACGACAACCGTGTCCGCCCCACCCACGTCGAGGCCGACGGGCAGGTTCAGGACATCGGTACCCCGTTCCACGTTGGTGACGCTCACCTCCTCTACCCGGGGGACCCAGCAGGGCCGCTCAAGGAGACGGCGAACTGTCGATGCATCCTCATCCCGACCGACGCACGGCCCGCCGTGAACGCTGCCGTCAACGCCAAGTACCCGTTCTCAGCCATCGAAAGGACTGCCATGAAGCTACGAATCGAGGAGACGGCCCGCCGCGTAGGCGAGTTCTCCGACCTCCGAGAGGAGCCCGCCGGAGACACCGTCCCGGAGCCCGCCGCCGAGGCCGCCCCTGACGGCCGCTGGGAGGGAGTCATCGCCCGCGAGGGCGAGATGACCGGCGACGGCCGCCTCATCGAGGACGGCGCCCTGCGCTGGGACGACCTCCCCATCCCACTGCGCGTCGCATTCAAGGACGTCGGAGGCCACGACGGCGCTGAGGTCTGCGGCCGGATCGAGACAGTCGAGCGCCGCGAGGGCGGCGACATCTACGCCACCGGCACCTTCGACCTCGGCTCCGCCGTTGGCGTCGAGGCGTTCCGCCAGGTGTCCGAGCAGATGTCTAACGGCGTCTCCATCGACACGGACGACGTGACGTTCAGGATCATGGCGAAGGCGGACATGCCCGGGGCCGACGTTGCAGATTCTGGAAACGGCGGGGAGCCCGACCCCGACGGCCGGGTCAAGGTCGCCGCCATGTCGTCCTCGGACGAGCTGACCGTCATCGAGTCGGCCCGCCTCCGCGCCGCCACGCTCGTGGCAGTCCCGGCCTTCGCCACGGCCCGGGTCTACTCCGCTGGGCAGGCTCCCAGCACCTCCGAGACCCCTGAGCGCGACGAAAATGCCGATTCTGGGGAGAAAATGGCTCGCTCAGCGGACGCCAGCCCTCTGAGCCGCGACTCCCTGACCGCGGCGGCCATCCCTACGGCCCCTCCTGAGGCGTGGTTCAAGGACCCGGCCCTGACCGGCCCGACCGCTCTCGTGGTCGAGGACGACGGCCGCGTCTACGGCCATATCGCCGCCTGGGGCACCTGCCACATCGGTCAGATCGGCAAGTGCGTAGAGCCGCCCACGAGCCCGTCCAACTACGCCTACTTCCGCACCGGCGCCCTGCGTACGGCTGAGGGCACCTCCGTTGCTGTGGGGCATCTCACCATGGGGACCGGGCACGCCGGACCGCGCGACTCCGCCAACGCCGCAGCCGAGCACTACGACAACACCGGGACCGTCTTCGCCGACGTCGCGGCCGGCGAGGACGCCTACGGCATCTGGGTGGCAGGCTCCCTGCGCCCCGGGATCACGGCCGAGCAGGTCCGGGTGGCCCGCTCCGCCCCGATCTCCGGCGACTGGCGCACGATCCGAGGCTCACTGGAGCTCGTCGGCGCGCTCGCCGTCAACGTTCCGGGCTTCCCGGTGCCCCGTCCCCAGGGCCTCCTGGCCTCCGGCGAGGTGAAGTCGCTCCAGGCGTCAGGCGTCGTGGCTCACGACGACGCCGCTGCCCGTGCCGCGCACCCTTCGAGCCGGATGCGGGGAGATGGCCTCACTCTCGGAGACATCTCGTACCTGAAGCGGCTGGCCGAGTCCGAGCGCCGCCGCGACCTTCAGCGCGCTACGGCCGCCGACAAGATGCGGGCCCGCGTCGAGCGCGCGGGTACACTGGCGAAGGCGGCGTCCATGGCACGCCGTCTCGGGTCCATCTGAGGAAAGGAACAGAGATCATGAGTTGCAACTGCGGACGTACGACGACTCCTCCGGTAGGCACCGAGCCCCGGCCCCTGGCCGACGGCACCCTGCCTGGAGAGGGCTCCAAGGACTCCTCCCCGATCACCCGTTTCTAGGGTCGCGCCACTCATTGTCATCGGTTATGATGGTCCCCGTTAGAGGTCTCATGGACTCCTGACGCTGGGTGGATCAGGCAGAACCCCGCACCGTTTGCTCATGGCGGTGCGGGGTTTTGTCTACCCTATGGAGGGCTGTCTCACTCATAGGTGTATCCTTTGAGCCAACGGCATGGCAGCAGGGCCTCGTGTGTACCCCGCTGGGGACGGGAACCCTGCCCAGCAACGAGACACGGAGGACCCCTCAACATGCGCAAGCACTTCGACATCACCGTCTTCGCCGACCAGGCTGACGACGCTCCGGCCGAGACCTTCGACCTGGAGATTCCCGAGAACCTGTCCGACCTGAGCGCCGCCGACCTCGGTGACCTGCGCTCCAAGGCCGTTGACGCCTTCCAGACCCTCTACGCGAACGGAGAGTTCACCGACGAGGACCTCGCCACGCTCGGCACCCTGACCGAGGGCATCGAGGCCCTGTCCGCTGAGATCAGCGCTCGCGAGACCGCTGCCGCCGAGCGCGCCGCCAAGGCCGCCGAGATGGCCGCCAAGGTCGGCGCTGACAAGCCGGTCCCCGCCGATGAGGACGAGGACGACACCCCGGCCGAGGAGAAGGCGGAGGCCGAGGCCGACATCGCCGAGGCTCAGGCCGAGAAGGCCGCCGCTGAGGAGGCCGAGAAGAAGGCCAAGGCCGCCGCGGCCGACGTCGAGCCCGCTACCGAGATCGACGCCGAGCCCGAGGCTGTCACCGCTGCCGCTCCCCGCGGCCCCATCAAGCTGTCCGGCATCCGCCGGCACGTTCACACCCCCGCACCTGCGATCACTGAGGAGACCTCCGTGGAGGACACCGCTAAGGCCCGCATGACCGTGGCCGACGTCCCCGGCTTCGCCGCCGACTCCGACGCTTCCTTCGAGGACTTGGCCGCCGCTCTCGACCGCCGCCTCCAGGGCTTCAACTCCGGCGCCTACGCCGCCGCCGCTCGCGCCGGACGCGCCATGAGCGAGCGCCACGGCCTGGCCGTAATCCGCAAGTCCTTCGACGAGCGCGCCACCGTCTCCTCCCCTGAGTCGGCCGAGGCCGCCATGGCCTTCGCCGTCAACGAGAAGAACCTGCCCGGCGGCTCCCTTGTCGCGGCCGGTGGCTGGTGCGCCCCCTCCGAGACCGTCTACGACCTGCTCGAGGACGAGTCCCGTGACGGGCTGATCTCCCTGCCCGAGATCAACGTCACTCGCGGCGGCATCAAGTTCACCAAGGGCCCCAAGTTCGCCGACCTGTACGCGGCTCCCTCCTTCAACTTCACCGAGGAGGAGGCGAAGGCCGGCAAGTACGCCCCCACCTCCGCCACCGACCCGACCAACAAGGTCGGCGCCAAGCCCGTCTACAACGTGCCCTGCACCGAGTTCGAGGAGGTCCGCCTCTCCGCAGCCGGTATCCACCTCCAGGCCAACCTGCTCCAGCAGCGCGGCTACCCGGAGTTGGTCGCCCGCACCATCCGTGGTGCGCTGGTCGCTCACGAGCACAAGATGAGCGAGCGCATCATCGCCTCCATGGAGCGCCAGTCCACCGCCGTCTCCATGGACGCCGGCCAGATCGGCGCCGCCGCCCCGATCCTGACCGCCATCGAGCTCCAGGTCGAGCACTACCGCTACGCTCAGCGCCTATCCCGCTCCACCACCCTGGAGGCGGTCTTCCCGTACTGGGTCCACGGCGCCATCCGCACCGACCTGTCCCGCCGCCAGGGCGTCGACCTCACCGACGTCAACGACGCCCGCATCGACGCATGGTTCAAGGCCCGCGGCGTGAACCCTCAGTTCGTCTACGACTGGCAGGCTCTCACCGGCGACGCCTCCGCCTTCAAGGTCTGGGGCACCTCGCTGAAGTTCCTGCTCTACTCGGCGGGCACCTTCGTCAAGGGCGGCCAGGACGTCATCACCCTGGACACCGTCTACGACTCGGTCCTGCTCGGACAGAACGACTACACCGCCCTGTTCACCGAGGAGGGCTACCTGGTCGCCAAGCGCGGCCACGACGCCCGCGTCGTGACGGTGCCGATCAACCCGAACGGCGGCACCGGCACCGGCATCAAGCTCCTCGCCAACGGCACGGCTGACCCGGCCAAGTGATGACTCCGGGGCGGGCGGCGGCCAGTCCCTGCCCGCCCCGTGACCATCCCTAGCCAGTCACCGTCCAGCAAGGAGGACAGATGCCCATCATCGCACCGAAGCAGCGCGTCGAGGCGCCGGTCACTCAGCGCCCCACCGGCGGGCTGTTCTCCCAGTTCGCCCCGATCGAGGACTCCTCGATCCGCTGGGAGAACGGGGTCACCTGGGAGGACGTCGCGCGGGCCGACATCGGCTCCATCGGCCAGTACCAGAAGCCCGGCACCGTCGAGGGCCTGCCCAAGACCCTGGACACCCCGAAGGGCGTGACCCTGGAGTCCCTGGAGCCGCTGACCCTCTACGCCGTCTTCCGTACCACGCCTCTCGACCACACTCCCGAGGAGGCCGTCGCCATCGCTGCGCAGCGCCTCGCCCAGTACGAGGAGTACGAGATCGAAAAGGCCCTGTGGTCCGGGGTAAAGGGGGCAGGCCCCGCCTTGACCAAGGTTCAGGAGTGGGCCAACAACTCCGGCCCCCAGGACGCGGAGAGCGCCTGGAACGCTGCGGAGCACTACGCCCGCACCCCCGGCATCAAGCCGACGTTCCTCGTCTCACGCCGCCTGTGCGGTCTGCTGACGGCCAGGCAGATGTTCGAGTGCCTGCCCGATGGCACGTTCCGGACCAAGATGGGCACCCCCGTCGTGGCCGGGCACGGCTTCGTCGACAAGCCCCCGATCATCGCCTCCACCGGGCCGATCCAAATCTACCGCGGGGACGTCTTCACGTCGACCAACGCGGCTGGAGGCTTCGACAAGGGCACGAACGACCTGACGGCGGTCGCCGAGCGGCAGTACGTCATCGCTTACAACTTCGATGACGCCTACAAGGTCCAGGTCCGGACCGACCCCGGCTCCGGTACCTACAAGCCCCGGACGTTCTGAGCCCAGATGACCTACCGACCAACCAACTCCAACACCAACGGGAAGGATGCGCTGAGCCATGGCTAAGACGCACTCATACACACCAGTGCTGGGGAAGCGCATCCGCGTCACCCCTCTGGACACCTGCGGCAAGTTCGACAAGGCGGCCCACCACCCGGTGGCGACCTCTGGCTTCGTGTCGGTCAAGCTCGCCGCCGAGGTCGAGGACGGCACGGAGATCACGGTCCGCAAGGCCGACGGCTCCCTGTGCGTCAACGAGAAGCAGTCCAACACCTTCAAGTACTTCACGGTTGAGCTCGAGTTCTGCGGCGTGAACCCCGCCGTCCTGGACATCGTGACCAACGCCACGAAGTACCTGGACTACGCTGGCGACACCGCCGGCTTCAAGGTCGCCTACGGCAAGATCGAGAAGAAGTTCGCCCTCGAGCTGTGGACCGGCCTGTCCGGTCAGGCCTGCGCGGCCGGCGCTGAGGACGCCAGCGGCTACCTCCTGCTGCCCTTCATCACCGCCGGCACCGTCGGCGACATCGAGGTCACTGGTGAGGACGCGATCACCTTCTCCATGACCGGCGCCGTCACCAAGTCCGGCAACGCCTGGGGCGTCGGCCCCTACGACGTGGTCAAGAAGGCCAAGGCTGGTGGCGCCGGCTTCGAGAACGCGAAGCTCCCCACCGCCCTCGACCCGCTCGACCACCTCCTCATGATCGACACGGCTCTCGCTCCCCCGCCGGACAGCGACCAGCCCGTCACCGTCCCCTGAGAAACCCCGTCTCAGAGGCACTGACAGCCCCGTAGAGCGCACAAACGCCTTGCGGGGCTGTCGCCGTACCTGCTCCACGTGAAACCGGCTCCACGCTCCTTAGGAGACTCCTATGGGTATACTCATCCGTGCGGGCACCGCCTATGGATTCTCGGCGGCGTAGCCATCCCGCACCACGCACGCGTTGTAGGAGAGGGCATGCAGGACATCGAGAGAGGCTACGGGCCCGGAGACTGGCCGGTCTCCTACAGCGCGTGCGAGGACCTCAAGGAGTACCTGGACGAGGCGGGCCGCCCCGAGCAGCAGCACACCTTCGAGGCCATGGCGACTCAGCTTCTGTGGGAGTGGACCGGGCGCCGGTTCGGGACCGACATCGTCGTGATCCGGCCCGAGCCGGCCGACTGCGTGCCGCCGCCCACCTACCAGTCCCAGGACTACCTGAGGGGCTTCCTGCCCTTCCGCCTGGGAGGCGTGCTGCACGACGTCGTCTGCGGAATCTGCGGTCCGATGTGCACCCACACCGCAGGGACCCCAGCCATCCGCCTGCCCGGGAACGTCCACCGCGTGCACCAGGTCACGATCAACGGCAAGGTGCTCCCGCTCGGCGCGTACCGGCTCATCAACCACTCCGTGCTCCAGCTCACAGGCCGTACCTCACCGCTCGGGCCCGACGTCCCGCTTGTATTCCCCCCGGTACAAGACCTATCCCGGCCGACGACCGAGGAGAACACCTGGGAGATTCGCTACTCGCAGGGCGTCCCCGTCCCCGAGGGCGGCCAGGTCGCCGCCGGCGTGCTCGCTCTGGAGCTGGCCAAGGCGGCCTGCATGGACCGCGACTGCGCCCTTCCGGCGCGCCTCCAGTCGGTCACCCGTCAGGGCGTCACCGTCCAGGTGCAGGACGACTTCGCCGAGATGCAGGAGGGCCGTACCGGCATCTGGCTGGTGGACTCCTGGGTCGCCTCGATCCGCAAGCCTCGTCAGGCGGCCCGGGCCTACAACCCTGACGACTACGCTCGCCGTCAGCCGTCCAACCGCCGCGGCGGGGTGATCTGGTGAGTCCGGCGCCGAGGCTGTCGAGACGCGGCCGGCAGCAGAGCGAGGACTACGCGGCCCTGTCGGGGCGGGTAGCGTCTCCGGTGCCGTCCGTCGTCCACTCCACCGCGCTCGCCCTGCTCAAGGGCGGCGCTCAGGCCCTGTCCAACGCGGTCTCGCAGGCGTACGTCGCTCCCGGCGCCGAGGTGGCCTGGGACGAGTGCTGCGCAGGGCACCTCTACGTCCGCACCGTCTCCGTCGCCCCGGTCTTCGGGCCCCGCGCCGCCGACGGCGAGGCGTGCTCGGTGCGCTACTGGGCCGCGACCTACGCCCTCGGGACGCTGCGCTGCGTCGAGGTCGTCGATGACCGCGGCCGGGGCCCGCGCCCCTTCGACCTGACGGCCGACGCGGCCGTCCTGCACCAGGACATGGCGGACCTCGGCCAGTTCCTGACGTCGTCCACGAACGCCAACGACATGGACTGGCAGGCATCTGGCCCTGATGGGGGCTGCGTGGCCGGCGAGTGGACCTTCACCGTCCGGCTGAACTGCCCGTGACCTGAGGTGTGAGATGGTTCACGTAAACGTGCGGTTCAAGGGCCCCATCCGTGAGGATAAGGTGGCTCAGATCACAAAGCAGGCCGCCCTGAAGGCGTCCAAGCGCACGCAGGGCCGTATCCAGCGCAACATCCGCGCCAAGGGGCGCGTGAACTCCGGCCGTATGGTGAACTCCGTCACCATTGAACGCGTCCCCGGCAAGCACCCGCTGAACCCGACCTTCGAGATCGGGGCGCGTACGCCCTACGCCGCCTACCAGGAGAAGGGAACCCGCGCCCACGGGCCGGTCAAGGCACAGCGCATGGTCTTCACCCCGAAGGGGTCCAGCCAGACCGTGTTCGCGAAGTGGGTCAAGGGGATCAAGGGCGCACACTTCGTCCGCGACGCGGTCAGGCTTATCAGACCCTCTGACTTCCATTAGAATCGCCTCATGGCTACTATCACGATCCCCGGCAAGACCCGGAAGTCCATCACCGTTGACCTGGTCGGTACCGAGTACAAGGTCCGCCCCCCGAAGGCCGCCGTCGCCATCTTCCTGTCCCAGGCTCTCAAGGACGCCGACGAGGACTCGGAGAAGATCATCGAGGGCCTGGCCAAGTGGTGCCACGTCCTCTTCGGCAAGGAGACCGGCGCCGAGGTCGTCAAGCGGCTGAAGAACCCCGCCGACGACCTCGACATCCCCGACCTGACCGACCTCATCTCCGCCGTCATGGAGGAGGCTGGTGAGAACCCTCCTACGTGATCCAGCGCCTCTTGGCCTCGGCTCACCGGGAGTGGGACTACATCGACGGGCTCTGCCTCGGGCACGGGATCGATCTGGAGACCCTGCCTCTGAACCGGTTCTGCCACGTCATGTGGTGGATTCTCACCCGCAACGCTGAGGACGAGGGCGCTACCGAGAAGCTGAAGAGGGACTTGTGGCTCCCGCCCAGGGGCGTCGAGGTCAACGATCCGCGGAGCCCTTGGTACTCGGGCAACGAGTCATCGGGATTCGGGTCCCTTAAGTCAGCCCTCGGTATGTGATAGCACCTATAGGACACGCCTATGCGGGCGGTATCATGGCCTCAGACAGGAGTCGGGCCGCGATGCCGCCCGCTCGACGTACGAGCGGGGAGGGTAGCCCGTGGCAGACAAGATCGGCGAGGTCGTCGTAGAGGTCGGCGCTGACGCGCGCGACTTCCGTGGCGACGCTGAGCGGGGCATCGAGAAGAGCCTCAAGAAGATCGGCAAGCGCATCGAGCGAGCCGCCGAGAAGTGGGCGCGCGAGATGCGCGACTCCGTCAAGGACGCCCTCGACGGACTTGTGCTCCAGGTCAACGCCAAGATCGACCCTAAGGACCTGCGCCGCATCGAGACGGCGATCGCCCAGACGAAGGCGTCCCCCGACGTCGGTATCTCCAAGCGGGACCTGGAGGAGATCAAGCAAAAGCTCCGTCAGGCTGACTGGCGCACCCCGGTTCGGCCGGTCTTGGACGACAACGCCGTGGCCAAGATCGGTCGCGAGCTGGACGAGATGAAGGCCGCGATCAAGGCCCGCGTGGACCTCGACGAGAAGTCCCGGCGCAAGGCATTGGAGGCGATCCGCAAGACTGAGGCCGCAATCGACGCCAAGGTAGAGATCGACGGCAAGGACGTCGCCGAGATCAAGGAGCGCATCTCCAACATCAAGTCGGACATCCGCGTGGACGTCTCGCTGGAGAAGGCCGCCCAGCGCAAGCTCAGGGAGCAGATCGCCGGCATCGATGCGAAGCTCAAGGCCGAGGCCGAGCTGGACGACGCCTCGCGCAAGAAGCTTCAGGAGGAGCTGAAGAAGCTTGGCGGAGACATCGAGGCCCACGCCCACCTGTCCGAGGCGTCCAAGCGCAAGCTGAAGCATGAGCTCAACAAGCTCGACGGGAAGGCGACCGTCAACGCCGACCTGGACGACGGGAAGGCCCGCTTCGACCTGGCCCGGCTGACCAAGAAGCCCTACTTCGTCGACATTCACGCCCGCCTAGCCAAGGCGTCTCTGGCGAAGGTGGCCGCTCAGTTGAAGGCTCTAGCCGGCGGGAACATCTTCTCCGGCCTGAAGAACTCGCTGAACGACGTCTTCACCAACCTGGACACCTTCGCGGTGAAGATGGCTGGGGCTGGCACTGCCATTCTCGGACTGGCCTCGGTGGCAGGGGCGGGTCTGGGAACCGTCGCCCAGTTCGGGCTGAGCATCGCCCACACGCTCCCGGCCCTTCTCGCCATGCCGGGAATCCTGGGCACGGCCGCGGCCGGGATCGGCATCTTCGCAGCGGCCATGGCAGATGCCTCCACGGTGCTCGAGGACCTGGGGCCCTCGTTCGAGGCCCTTCAGGACTCGATCTCGACGTCGTTCTGGGGCGAGGCCGAGGGGTCGGTCCGCTCCCTCATCACGAACGGCCTGGAGGCCCTGACCCCCGCCATCTCAGACGTGGCCTCGGCCATGGGCTCCATGACGGCCGCCGTCGCCTCCGCTGCGCAGGACCACATTCCCGGGTTCCAGGCGTCGCTGGGCTACCTGGCCGAGGCCATGGACCTGGGCGGCGACGGTGCGGGGGCCTTCACCGACGCCCTGCTCACGCTGGGCGAGGTCGGCGCGAAGTACCTCCCCTCCATCGCTTCCTGGGCCAACGATGTCGCCTACTCCTTCCAGTCCTGGGTGCAGGCCAAGACCGCCTCCGGGGAGATGGATCAGGCCATCCAGGCCGCCGCCAAGACCTTCGGGACGCTGAAGAACATCGTCTTCGACCTGGGCGGCATCCTGGGCGGGGTCTTCAAGGCCATGGCCTCAGGCTCGGCCCCGATCGACTCGATCGCTGACGCCCTGGACAGGGCCAACAAGGCGGTGAACGGTCCACTGTGGCAGGGCACCCTGTCCACGATCTTCAGCGCGATGGGGGACGCCGCCTCGCACGCCTTCGCCGGCGTGGGCTCTCTCGGGCAGGCGTTCACCTCCCTGGCCCCGACTCTCTCGACGATCCTGCCGCTGGTCGGCCAGATCATCGAGACCGGGCTCAAGGGAATCTCCTCGGCTCTCCAGGACCCCGCCTTCCAGGGCGGTCTGACGGCGTTCTTCCAGGGCGTCCTGACGGCCGTGCAGGCCCTGGCCCCGGCCATGCCGGCCCTCGGGCAGGCGTTCGGCGCCGTCGCTACCGTGGCCGGCTCGCTCCTCGCCGCCATTGCTCCGCTGGTCGCTCAGCTGGTCGAGGGGCTGGCCCCTATCTTCCAGCAGCTGGTGCCGATCCTCGTCCCGGTCATTGAGCAGCTGGGCGCTGCCCTCCTCCCAGTGATTCAGGCGCTCGTGCCGGTGATCTCGGAGATCATCGCCCAGCTGGCCCCGATCATCTCCGAGTACCTGCCGCAGATTCTGCCGCCGATCGTCTCCCTGGTGCAGACGCTGGCGTCCGCCCTGATCCCGGCGATTCAGCTGGTGGGTCAGGTTATGCAGTGGCTCATGCCTCTGGTGATGGCGTCATGGAATGGGATCATGTCTACCGTGACGGGGGCCATCCAGGTCATCAAGGGCATCATCCAGACAGTCCTCGCTGTCATTAAGGGGGACTGGTCGGGGGCCTGGAATGGCATCAAGACGATCGGTGAGGGTATCTGGAACCTCATCAAGGGCCAGTTCGGCATCTTCGGCAATAGCATCATGTCCATGGCCTCTACGGCCTGGAATGCGGTGTTGAACACGATCAAGTCCGTGTGGAACTGGATCACCTCGACCGTCAGCAATGCCATGAGTACTGCCCGTAGTCTCATTAGTGACGGTTGGTCATTCGTCAGGAATGTTACATCCTCCATGTGGAGCGGGATCGTGAGCACGGTCTCCAGCTGGATCAGCAGCATGCTCAACACGGTCCGCAACATCCCCTCGAGCATCCGTAACGTATTCTCGGGAGCCGGATCGTGGCTGTGGAACGCCGGTGTCAGCATCATCAAGGGCCTCCTGAACGGCATCACCTCGATGTTCTCCTCAGTGAAGAACAAGCTCTCATCCCTGACGAGCATGCTCCCGTCCTGGAAGGGCCCGGCCCCCGTCGACAAAGTGCTGCTCACCCCCGCCGGTGAGCTCATCATGCAGGGCCTCATCAAGGGCCTGGAGAGTCAGTACGGGGCCGTGCGCTCCTCGCTCCAAGGCCTCACCGAGGACCTGTCCAAGCCGGCCACGATCGGGCTCAGCGCCGACGTGCAGCCGCTCCCGGCGCGGGCCTCCACCGGACGCCCGAACCCGGCTCCCACGTCCTCCGGTTCGTTTGATAAGGGAAGCCGATCAGGGGCTACAATCAACATCACCAACAACTATCCGCAGGCCAAGCCGGACTCGAAGACTCGAGACGAGGTAGCCGAGGGGCTGCGACTGGCCGCGATCATCTGAGGAGGGTCACCCACCCATGGCCATCTACTCACTGGACGGCGCCGACCTGGACGATGAGCGCCAGCGATGGGTGCTCTCCGAGGGGACGACTCTCTCGACCCGCGGCGAGCCCTGGAGCACCTCAGTCAGCATCCCCGGACGGTTCGGGGTGCTCCCCATCGCGCCAACGGTTCTGAAGTCGGCCACCGTCGCCCTGAAGTTCACAGTGTTCTCCTGGACCGACGGCCGTAACGGGAACCGCTGCAAGGAGGGTCTGGAGGTACTGGAGCGCAACTACCAGGACCTCCTGCGCCGCCTGTACGCCTTCGGGCGCCTCCAGACTCTCCAGTACACGCCGAAGGGGTCCCCTGTCCGGGAGGCTCAGGTTCGGCCGTCGTCCTCGGTCGAGCCGCTCTTCGACCCGCACTCCGAGACGATCTCGTTCACCATCACCTACGAGATCGTCTCCGGCCTGTGGCGCGGCACCGTAGACATCGTGGACCATCTGCACGACATGTCGAAGTTCAACGGCTGCGTCATGCCGATCCCGGACGGGAAGCTCCTCCTGGAGCCGACGGCGCAGACCTGCACCGTGCGCGACAACGTCTCCGGCACGTCGTTCACCTTCACCGGGACCCTGAACGGCGGCGAGCGCCTGCTGGTCGACATCGCCCGCTACCGGGCCTGGAAGAACCCCTCCCAGTGGTGGGAGATTCAGCCGAACGCGCGCCCCGCCGACGGCGAAATCTCCATGAGCCCTGGAGGCTTCCGGGCCACGCCGAATGCTGAGGGCAAGATTTCCATGACGCTGGCAGGGACTACCGGCCGCTTCCGCGGAAGGATGGCCTACTGATGCCCCGCGATCCTCAGTACGCGCGCGGCATGGCTATGCGCTACGTCGCCTACGAGCAGGCAGGTGCACGCCTCGGCGTCCTACCTGACGCCCTGGCCGGCACGTTCACTTGCCCGCGTCAGGCCACGCCGTCACTCACCCTGTCCTACCCGAACGGGGACCTGGGCGTGCGTGGAGAGCTTCTCGACTCCGCCGTGGAAATCGCCGTCGAGCTCTGCTACGACGGTCAGACCTGGCACGAGCCGTACAACGCCCGCTTCATCAATCTGTCCTCCGAGTGGAACCTCGTGGACGACGGCACCGAGCACCGCCGCGCCGACCTGATCCACATCGGGCACCGTCTCGAGGGCGCCCTGGTGTGGAACGTCCCGCTGGCCTCCATGGACAAGGACGGGAAGTACAAGTTCACCTCCCGCAACGCGGGAGAGATTCTGCGCACCGTGTGGGACGCCGCCGTCAAGCGCGGCTGGGGCGCCGGCCTGACCCTCGACGTCAGCACCGCGACCGACTCGGCCGGGCAGGGCTGGGCGTTCCAGACCACCATCGCCTTCGACCCTTCGGTCTCCATCAAGTCGATCCTCGACACGCTCACGAACATGGGAATGATCGACTACCGGTGGCGCGGGCGCACGCTTCAGGTCTACAACGCCGACTCCGCTCTGAAGCGCGAGAACAGTGCCGTCGTGTGGCGCCTGAGCGCCGGCACGACGTCTGCTCCGGAGAAGCTGGACTGGTCCCAGCTGTGCACCCACGTCCTCGTGAAGGGCGACGGGGGCCGCACGTGGACCTTCCCGAACCCGGAGGCCCCGGCCGGAATGCCTCGCACCGAGAAGGTCGTCAGCGCCGGCGGCGTAGAGCTCGAGGCCACGGCGCGCCGCGTGGCTGACCTGACCCTCAAGACCGGCGCCACGCCGGCGGCCGAGGTGAAGCGCGAGTGGGAGGCCGACGACCTTCAGTGGCTCCCCTTCGACGACTACCTGCTCGGCGACTGGATTCAGGTCGAGCGCGGCAAGGGCCTGGAGAAGATGCGCGTCACCCAGATTTCGATCTCGGTGACCGAGAACGGCCGCTGCCAGGGGCACACAACTTTCGGGACCATGCTCGACGACGTCCTGTCGCGCCTAGCCAAGCGTCAGAAGGGCGTGCTAGGAGCCGTCAACTCGGACGGGAAGAACCCCCGTCCGGAGACGCCTCAGAGCAAGTACGCCCCGGTCCCTCCGCAAGGCCTCATCGTGTCCTCGGCCGCCGTCATCGGCGCTCGAGGCGACGCCGAGGCCGTCGCCACTCTCCAGTGGCAGGCGGTGACTACGGACACTCTCGGAGTGGCCGTGGACGTCACCGGCTACGACATCTCGATTCGGGAGGTCCCCTACAAGGCCGGGCGCATGAGTACGTCCACCGGCACGACCGCCGAGGTCGCGGAACTGATCCCGGGCAGGCAGTACGCCTTCAGCGTGAGAGCGGTCACTCGGGAGACCACCGGCAGATGGTCCGCTGAGATCATCGAGACGATGGCTACCGACTCCACGCCGCCACCGGTGCCTCCGGCCCCGACCCTGTCGCAGACTCTCGGGGTGCTGGACGTCTGGTGGCCGCTGCGCGGCGCCGGCGGTGAGGGTATGCCGGCCGACTTCGCCGGAGTCGAGATCAGCGTCCAACTGCCGGGCCGCGCGCCGGGCGTCCTGGCGACCATGCTGAACCCGATGCAGCGCGCGCCGGTCGCGGGGCTGGAGATGCGCGAGTACGAAGTGCGCCTGCGCACCTACGACCGAGCCGGTAACCGGTCAGAGTGGGGCGCTCCCAGCACCATCACCCTGAAGCAGAACATCGACGCCGACGCCATCGCCAAGTCGGTCGAGGACAAGCTCAAGGGCAGCTCGGCCCTCCAGCAAGCCGCCCGTGAGGGGACTTTGAAGGAGATGAAGCACCTCACCGACGCGATGACTCAGGTAGCTGTCAACCTCGTATCGTCAGGGCCCGTCCCGCCGGATAGTGGGACAATAGGTTCCAGCATGTGGATTGCACCCGACGGGCGTATCTACGTCCTCAGAGCAGAAGGAGACCAGTAACGATGCAGGAGTACGTCGCCACCAAACAGTGGCGGGACGGGTTCGGGGCGAACGAGACCCGGATCACGGCCGCCGACCTCACTCGGATGGAGGACGGCATATCAGCCGCCACTCGTGGCGTGACCAACCTGGAGACGAAGGTCGCAGGCCAGCCCGCCGAGATTCTCAAACAGGTCCAGGACATCGCTCAAGGCATCCGCACCGCACTGGAGAAGGCCATCCCGATCGGGACCATTGTCATGTTCGGCGCCGAGCGTGACCCGGAGGGCTGGATGCGCTGTGACGGGCGTCTCCTTGAGAGGAACGCCTACGCGAAGCTGTTCGCTGCCATTGGCACTGCCTATGGATTCACCTCCGCCAGCAACTTCCGCCTTCCGGACATCCGGGACCGCTCCGCCGTCGGGACAGGTAATACTTACCAGGTCGGAAACAGGGGCGGCTCCGGCTTGGTCACGCTGAACGTGAACCAGATGCCGGCCCACACCCACCAGATCGGTGAGGTCGAGGACGCTGGGCGCCGGTTCCAGGCGAGGAAGGCCAACCAGGACATCGGGGTGAGCGATTCCGGTAGCGGGTACACCTACCTGACCTCTACGGGCACTGCAACGGGCGGGCGTACGCCCATCGCCATCTCGGCTGGAGGGTCGCAGCCTGTAGACATACGTGACCCGTACATCGCCCTTCCCTACATCATCAAGGTTCTCTGATGGCCGGACCCACTAACTGGACCGAGGCCCCTGAGGGCGGGCGCGGCGGGCAGTACGTCACTGCCCCGGGCTTTGCTGCACTGGGCCAGTCCTCGCCGACCAACTCCCGCACCGCCCCAGGCTCCCGGATCGTCTGGTCGCCGAAGGGGTGGCGCTGGGAGGAGGCTGGAGACGACTATTCCAAGACCATCTCCAAGCTCACGGCCGCGACCATGGAGTCCGCCGTGCGCCGCATCCGCACCTCCATGGGCGAGGTGTCCTACATTCGAGGTACGGCTGGCACGGTTCCCCCGTTCTCTGGCCAGTCCGTTGGGGACACCTGCCGTGTGCAGGACGCCGAGACTCTCGACATCGTCGCTGAGTGGCGCTGGGACGGCGCTACCTGGGAGCGCATGAAGGTCACCAGCGAGCAGATCAGCAACCTCGACGTCGGGAAGCTGACCGCCGGCTCGGCCAGCATCGCCGAGGTCACTGCGCGGAAGATCGCCTCCGACGTCGGCCGGTTCCTGGAGATCACGACTGACCAGCTCACCGTCACCGGCAACGCCTCCTTCGTGAACGCCACCGCCCACCACGTGTGGACGGAGATTGTCACCGCCGGGCAGGGCGAGTTCGAGCAGATCAAGGCCGGCATGCTGGCCGCCAACTCCGTCGGCGCCTCCAACATTCAGGGCGGGGCGATCGACGGGCAGGTCATCACCGGCGCCACGCTCCAGTCGGAGCGGACCGCAAACCGCGGGATCAAGATTTCCAGCGGAGGTATTCAGGTCTACGCTCAAGACGGCTGGAAGGCGATGGACGTCAACGCCCAGTCGGGGGAAATTCAAATCAATGGCCGCCTCGGACGGCGGGATACCTGGTCGGAGGTGTGGTTCAACAACATCGTAGCTCGCGAGAACGGTCTGGACGAGTACGCGGGGTACCGGTACGGCTGCGGCCTATCGTTCAACTCTCTGCACGATAACTGGTGGGACGGGACAATTTCAATATCCAGGGCGTCCACTGGGGAACCCTCCCTGCGCATTCAAAGCCCCTACCCGAAGCGCCTAGGGAGCTTGTCCCCGCACCTGACGATCGGGACCGCGGCTATCGTTATGTACACGCCGGGCGGAGGCGGGGGAAGAAGCGGGTCCTCGTTCTCGTTCAACAACCTCGGGCTGAATCTTCAGGCCTCTGAGGTGTATTGGTGGATGAACGACCGAGGATTCTCGTTCGGGACGAAGGGGGATAACCAGGCGAGACTGTATGTTGGCCGGGGTGAGCTTCACATCCGCCCGATGGGTGAGAACTATCCGAGGTTCTGGGCCGACGGCAACACCACGACGATGCAGTTCGGCCCCACGAACCAGGTGTGGATATCTAACACCGGAGTGCACATCACCGGGACCAAGAACTTCTCCATGAGGGTCCCCAGACTGTCCGCCAAGCGCGGCGGGCTGTGGCTGATGCACGCCAGCACCGAGTCTCCCTACGACGGGATCGAGTACTGGGAGAGCCTGACCCTCGACTCCGAGGGCCGCGCTCGCTGGGCCCTGCCGGACTACGTTCCTCTGATCGCATCAGCAAAGGCCCCATGGGTCGTCTTCGCCAGTGACGGTGCCAGGGCCGTGCTGGATCGCTCCAACCCTGAGGAATGGCGCGTAGATGTTATGGGCGCTCCTGGCACGGCAGTGGCCGTGCTGGTCAAGGGGGCCCGCATGATTGACCATGAGGTCGCCGAGGACGGGGAGCCCGTCATGCGAGACTATGCTCGGGAGTCCGTCTGGCACCTCCCTCCTCCGTCTCCCGGGGGCGGAAGCAGTCAGGGCGGTGAGGGCTCCCGGCCTGACGACATGTCCATGGGCGGCGGCCTGTACGGGCCCGCCACGAAACCGGAAGGATACAGCAAATGAACGACACCTCATCCGCCGCGCAGGCGGGAGAGCAGGTAGACGCCATGGCCGTCATTGGCGGACTCACGGCCGAGGTGGCGCGCCTTACGCAGCGCGCCGTCATCGCCGAGGCCCGAGTTTCCGACCTCGAGGCCCGCCTCGAGGCATTCCGCGCGACCTCTAAGGAGAGTAAGTGACAGTTCAATCTGTAGCGGCACGTATCGCTCGCCGCATCTGTGACCAGGAGAACGTGGGCTACAGCCAGCCGGATCGCCGAACCTGGTACGCCAACGCCGACTGGGAGGGGCACGTGAGCTCGCCCCAGAACGCCGACTGCTCCAGCCTCGTGTGCGGAGCGATCTGCTATGGCATCCACGACACCTACGGGGCCGCCTGGGGCCACGCCGCCCTCCCCGAAATTAATGACCATTGGACCGGGAACATGCGTCCCGGTTTGGAGGCGCGGGGCTTCAACGAGGTCCCGTGGGCGGACTCCGACCTCACCCCCACCGGCGGCTTCCGTGTTGGTGACGTGATCCTGTCTGCGGCGAATGAGGGCGGCAGGGGGCACGTGGTCATCGCCGTCGAGGACGGGCCTGACCCCCTCGTGTCCGAGGCGTGGATCGCTGAGGATGGGTCGATCGATGGCTACCTAGGCGACTCCACGGGACAGGAGACCCGCACGGTCCGCTACTCCAGCCACCCGCATACTCAGTCTGGGGCTTGGACGAGCTGCCACCGCTTCGACGAGGGCAAGTTCCTGGCTCAGTGGCCGGAGTTCCGCAAGCCTCAGGCGTCCGGCCAGATCAAGGCGGCCGCTCAGACCCCCGCGACCCCGCCCGCGGCCCCGGCTCACGCTCACGGTATCGACATCTCCAGCCACCAGGGCGGCCTGCATGTCGCCGCTATCTGGGCCGATTTCGTGATCGTCAAGGCCACTGAGGATGACGACTATGTGAACCCCTACGTGATCTCGCAGGCCAGCGCCACGCTTGGAGCGTCCAAGCGTCTGGGCTTCTACCACTTCGCCCGCCCGGGTGACGCGGCAGAGCAGGCCCGCTACTTCGTGTCCGCCGTCGGTTCGCTCCGGGGCAAGGCCACTCTCTGGCTCGACTGGGAGGCCAACGCCGTGCCGCAGGGCCCGGGCTGGGCAAAGACCTTCCTCGACACGGTTCGGTCCTTGACCGGCGCCACGCCGGGCATCTACATGAACGGCTCGGCCCTGAACGGCTACGACTGGAGTGCCGTCGCCTCCCAGTACCCCCTCTGGTACGCCGGCGGGCCGGACTACAGCGACTACGGGCAGTCCTACTCGGACCCCGCCGTGCCGAACGTCCCCTACTGGGGACAGCCGCTCATCCACCAGTACACCGAGGACGGGCGCCTGCCCGGCTACGGGGGCACTCTCGACCTGAACAGGCTGCGCGACCGTGCTGCGTGGGATCGGATGATCGGGGGAGGGGCGTCGGCCACCGTCTCCGCCGCCGCCTCCGGAGAGGCTCAGCTCGCCGTGGACGGTGAGTACGGGGCCGCCACCGTCGGTCGGCTGAAGTCGGTCATGGGAGCCGTGGGCTACGAGGAGGTCTTCGCCATAGCTAACCTCCGGCGCTTTCTGAACAAGGTAGTGCCTGCGGCCTCGATCCATCAGCTGACCGGCATGTACCGGCTGCCTGAGGACCGTGGGTGGGACTCAGACATGGTGAAGGTCTTCCAGTACCTCGTGCTCGCCTGGAACAAGCCGGGCGTGCCTGCGGGCTGGTCCTTTGGAGATTGGGTCGATGGGGACTTTGGCGAGGCCACGGTCGCCGCTCTCCAGCTCGCGCTGAACGCCTCCAAGGCCAACAGCTTCCGGCTGTGGTGAGATCGTGACATCGGCGTGACCTATTGAAGGCTCACAGACTCATAGGGATACACTAAGGGCGGGGACTCATCGGGGTCCCCGCCCTTACCTATGGAAGGAGAACATGTGAAGTACGCAACCGCGACGTTCTGGGAGGGCCTGGCCGAGCGGGCCATCTCCACCTTCTCGCAGTCCCTGGTCGGCGCCTTCGGTGTCGGCACCTCGATCTTCGGCCTGGACTGGAAGGGCGCTCTCGGCATCGCCGGGGCCGCCACCATCGCCTCGGTCCTGAAGTCGTTCTCCCTGCCTGAGGAGACCGACCGCGCCGTGGCCGCCTCCGAGCTGGACGCCTACACCCCGCGCCACTCCACCGGCCAGACCGGTCTGGCGGGCTGAGGTAGCCATGCTCGCCGCAGAGTCGTCCCCGTCACCGATCGTCGCAGTGCTGACCTCGCCGGATGTCATCGCGGCGGGGACGGCCCTGCTGGTCGCACTCATCACCTGGCTGAAGATCACGATCAACCGCCAGCAGGAACGTCTAGAGGAGAGGATGACCCGTATGAGCGCCCACGTAGTGAGGGCTGCGAACGCCGCGGAGTCGGCCTCGGAGGGCGTCCACAACAACCACGACTCGAACCTACGGGACGACCTGGACATCAAGTTCGGCCAGGTCCTGGACGGCCTGGCCCGCCTGACGGAGTCGGTGGACGACCTGCGCGAGTCGGATCGCCAGCACGACGCACGCATGGCCCGCCTGGAGAACCAGATCGAGGGAGTCCGCAACGACGCCCGGACTGATCGGTCCCACCTCTACACGGAGGTCCAGTCATTACACGATCGGATTGATAGGGTAAAGACTGAGACGAATCCGTTACGTCAGGAGCCCCGATGACCTCCCCCACAGCCGCGATCGCTGGCCGCATCGTAGGGCCTGACGGCCTTGGACGCCTGGGCCGGATCACCTTCACCCCCGCCAGCCTCGGCGCCCCGCTCCCGGAGCGCGACATCGTCGCCGGCCGGGCGTCGTTCCGCATCGACCCTGACGGATATCTGGTAGGTCAGGCAGGCCGGACGGCCGCCGTCACCCCGGGGAACTATGAGATAGATCTCAATATCCCCGGAGACCTTGGGGCACATGTCCGGACAACTCGGACCCTCGCCGACGGTGACGTGCTTAACATCGCAGACCTTCTAACGGGAATCCCCGCGCCAATCCCGCCCGGCCCGGCACCGCAGCCGCCTAGCCCGTCACCGGGCCCAGACGCCCGCGGTGTCCGCATTGCGGGACAGCCCGGTATCCTTGAGGCTATCAACAGGTCTGAAGTCATAGACCTTGGCAATGGAGTACTCACCTGGAGGTAGGGCGGCTATGGCCGATCTCACATGGTACAGCCGTGAGGGGGCCGATCAGCGGTTCCTGACGAAGAGTGAGGCCGCCTCCCTGGCCTCGAAGGAGGAGAGCGCTCAGGGCGACGCCGCCCTCGGCAGTCGGATCGACGCCGTCAAGGCCACGGCTGAGGCGGCCCTGCCATCGACCACCGCGGCTTCGACCTACGCCACGAAGGCCGAGGTGGAGGCCGTCAAGCAGGCTATCCCTCAGGTGCCTGCGGCGCCGAACCTGTCCAGCTACGCTACCAAGTCGGAGATGCAGGCCGCCGACGGCGCCCTAGGTCAGCGCATCGACAGCGTCTCGGGGATCGCTACCGCCGCGGCCACGAAGGCCGAGCTGGCTCAGTACGCGACCACGGCCGCCGTGGCCGGCACCTACGCCACCAAGGAGGCCCTGGCCAGCTACCTCAAGGCCGCCGATGCCTCGGACACCTACGCCACGAAGGCGGCTCTAGCCCAGGCCCAGCTCGGAGGCAACCAGAACGCCCCGGACCTGTCGGGTCTAGCCACGAAGGCCGAGATGCGTCAGGCCGACTCCGCCCTAAGCGCCCGCATCGATGGGGTCAAGGAGACCGCCGACGCTGCGCTCACCCCCGCAGCGGCCTCGGCCGCGTACGCCGCCAAGACTGACCTGGCCGGGTACGCGACCTCCGCCGCCGTCGCCTCGACCTACGCGACGAAGGAGGCGCTGACATCCGCTACGGCGCCGATCTCCTCCCTGTCGTCGAAGGTATCGGGTCTGGAGACCGCCGTCGGGAAGAAGGCCGACTCCTCGGCCCTGTCAGGCCTCCTGCCGAAGACGGACGCGGCGACGACCTACGCCACGAAGACGGACCTGGAAGGCGTCCGCTCCTCCATCCCCGCGGTGCCACCGGCGCCGGACCTCGCCCCTTACCTGAAGACCGCTGACGCCGATGGCCGCTACGCGTCCAAGGCCGACCTCGCCAAGGCTCAGGCTGGCGGGAACGTGGACCTGTCCTCGTACCTCACCAGGGACGACGCCTACGCCACCTTCGTTCAGCAGGAGAACCTCGACCGTCATCTGGGGCAGTACGCGACCTTGGAGGCCCTGAACGCCACGACTCTGCGCGTGGACGCGATGGCGAAGAACACCGCCCCGTTCCGCCCAGGCGAGCGGTACTACTCCCCCGTGACGTATTTCTGGCCGGACTACTACCAGAAGCCGCCGAACGTCTCGAAGTGGTCCCAGATTCTCAAGTTCGCCGGCTCGCTGGGGATCGTCATCCTGAACCGTAACAGCGGCAACTGGGACACCTACGACAAGGACTTCTACACTCAGGCGACGCTCGCCCTCGCAGCAGGCGCCAAGCGTGCCGTGTTCTACGTCAAGACCCAGTACCTCGCCGCTACTCTTCCCCCTGGCGACACGGGGAGAGCGAACGTGCCTGACGTGGACAAGTACACCGAGGACTACATCTTCGGTCAGGTCGCCGAGGCGAAGTCGCAGTACGGGGACGTCTGTCAGGGGGTGTTCCTGGACGAGACGATCAACGGCTGGGGAGCCCAGGCTGGCCGAGTCCCAGCCTACAAGCGGCTCATCGACCGGATCCGCGCCGCCTATGGCAAGGACTTCCTGATCGTCGTCAACTCGGGCTCGAACATCTCCGAGGACATGTGCAAGCTCGACTTCGATGTGTGCATGATGTTCGAGAAGGACGCCTCCGCGTTCCTGGTCGAGGACCCCGGGACGCCGATCCTCCCGGACCACATGAAGGCGTACCCCTCCACACGCTGGTGGGCTGTCGTCCACGGCGTCACCTCCGAGAACTACAAGAGCGTGTTCGACAAGGCCGACAAGCTTGGCATCGCTCACCTGTACATCACCGACGGGCAGCTGCGCGAGGACCCGCAGCAGGGGGGTCAGTGGGAGCCGATCGGCAACCCCTACGCGAACCCGCCGTCGCAGCACGTCCTCGGGCTCGTGGTGCCCTGGCTGAAGGGCTACCTTCCGCTGAAGCTTGAGGTGGAGGAATTGCGTACGCGACCTAAGGTGCTTTCGCTTGGTAAGCGTGAGGCTATCCCGGCTGGCACTCCGGCGGGTACGATCATCGTCAGGAAGGACGCATAATGGCAGATAGCATCTTCCCCGTTCTGGGGGCGTGGTGGCGCAGTAAGGGCTCCCGGCAGGGTGACGGGGCGACCCTCCCTGCTGGGGCGTCCACCACCCCCTACGACAGTGCAGCCATGCCTGTAGGGTCTCGCAGGTTCACCTTCGAGATCGACTACCAGGATGCCGCAGCCGGCAGCATTGACCTGCGCGTGAACTGGTTCAACGACAACAAGGTCAAGCTCGCTGGACCCTACCTCATCACTACCGTCACGCTCCCGGCCGATCAGACGAAGGTACTGGCCGACGTCGAGCTGCCGGCCAGTACGGCGCCCCGGTGGCTGCCGTCGATCGCCGTACTGGCCGGATCGGGAGAGGCTGCGATCTCGTCCCTCAAGGTGTACGAGACTCCCGCCAAGCCTAACCCCGTGACCGTGTGGGACGGCGCCAAGGAGGTGCCCGTCACCGTGACCGTGTGGGACGGGGCCAAGGAAGTGCCCGCAAGTATCGAGTTTCAGGCGTAAGGAGACGCATGTCAGAGGAGAAGTCGAGCCAGTGCCTGCCGTCGCAGGTGACCATCAACATCGGCACGTCGGGGGCGAAGATCAACGAAGGCGAGCAGCCTCCGGCCCCAGCCGTGGACCTGACGAAGTACGTCACCCGAGAGGCCGCCGACTCGCTCTACGCGCCCCGGACTCAGGTGGAGGCGCTGTCATCCGTCGCCACGGCCGCCCAGGCCGCGGCCGACGGCGCCAAGGCGCTGGCCGGCAAGGCGCTCACGAAGGAGTCCGCTGACGCCTCGTACACGCCGAAGACTCAGACGGCGGCCATGGGCGACTCGATCCGAGCCGCCCGGGCCGTGGCGGACGAGGCTAAGGCCGACGCCGCCGACGCCAAGAAGACCGCGGACAGCGCGAAGGTCGCCGCGGATGATGCACTCGCCAAGGCCGCCGAGAAGGGCATCTCGAAGGCTGACGCCGATGCCGCCTACGCCCCGCGGGCTCTGGTCGAGTACACGGCGGAGGAGGCCCGTAAGGCCGCCGCCGTCGCGGCTGAGGCCAAGAGTAAGGTGCTGGTGATCGACCCGGGCTTCCCGGTCCCCGGGGGGATTGCACGAGGCACTCTCGTGGTACGCCCCACCAAGATCATGGAGATGGAGCACCGCCAGTTCGCCCCGGTGTCGGCCTGGCCGCGTTTCGCTGGCGTGACCTTCGAGGACGATGGGCTGCATGTGCCGGGAGCTATCGGCTTCCAGCCGAGCCTGGAACAGATGCTCCCATCGATCGGCACGTGGCAGATCAACATCTACTACACGTGGAAGGGCAACTTCGACGAGCCGGAAGAGAAGACCCCGGTCTACAACGTTCGCACCTGGGATGAGTTCGGCAACGGCGAAGTCAAGCAGGACGAGGGGCAGAAGATCGGTGAGCTCACCCTGAAGCCCGGCGATCACGTCTCCACCCAGCTGCTCGTCAAGCCGACCACTGACCCAAAGGCGACGGGCTTGTGGGCTCCCAGAATTCAGGCGCCTGCGAACGGTTTCGTGGTGCACGGGGTCTCAGTGGACTACATCGAGAACCCGGACTGACGGTAGCACAAGGCCCCTCCTGTAACCGGATCGGTACAGGCGGGGCCTTGTGGTATCAGGAGTAGAGCTCCCATGCTGAAGCGTTGCCGCCCCGAGCCTCAAAGGTGAGGATGGCGGGCTTCGTGGAGTCGCCAGACAGGTTCGTCCACCAGTCCGAGCCGCGGTCGGCGCTGGGGCAGGAGATGATCCAGCGCGCATCCCCTGCCTGACTTACGGCGAAGTTGTGCCAGTGCCCGTGGACCAGGATTCTGGCGTCGTAGAGGCCGCTCCTGTGCCCGAACGCGAGGTCCCTGAACCATCCGGGCACCTTGCTCTGCGAGCCCGCAAGGTGGCCGTGTGTGAAGCCGATGCGGGTCCCGTCGGCGGCCTCGACGGTGACGGCCTCCTCCCACTTCTCGGGACGGTGGAAGGTGACATGCTCGAAGCCTGGCCGGTCGGCGAGGATGTCCTCGATGTTCTTGGAAATCATGATGCCGAAGTCGTCATCGGGGGCGTTGGCTCGACTGTTCTTTCCCGGCCCGGTGCGGACGGCGCAGTGGTTGGACGGGACGGCCACGTAGTACAGGGACTCGCACAGCGGGGCGAGCAGCTGGACGGCCTCGGCGTAGAGGCGCTGCACGGTGCGAATCTGGTCCGTGAGGGAGAGGTCGTTGGTCTGGGCCTGGCTGGCAACATTCCAGAAGCCCTCCGTAGAGTCCCCGACGTCGGCGAGGATGATGCGCTCGTACCTGCCGACGTTCTCGATGTCGTGCGCGATGTCCGCGATCGCCCTCCGCACGAGCCGGACCGTGTCCTCAGTGCCACCCCCCTGCGCGACCTTGCCCACCTGAAAGTCCGCCATGCAGACGACTAGGGTCTCCCCCTTGTCAAGGAGGCGGGCCGGCTTCGACAGGAGCGGCTCCCGGAAGACCGGCTCCAGGTCCTCCCACGCCAGGCGCTTGGCCTCCTCCATCTCTACGGCGCCGGGGCGGTACTCGATCTTCTCGTAGCTGCCGTCGGCGAGGCGGACGGTCTTGCCGCGCTTCGTGATGGCGCCTACAGGCAGGTTGAAGAACGCATCGCGGTCCAGCTCGTCGCGGCCTTTGTGCTTCAGGGCGCGCCGATGACGGCGCACGGTCGCCTCGGAGGTGTTGAACTCATCGGCCAGGTCCTGATTCGTCCGGCGCTCGCGCTCAGGCAGAGCGTCGTTGGCGATGATCGCCTCGTCCAGGGGACTCATGGGTCTCCAATCGTGAGGATTGCTGGGAATGCTGAGAGAAGTCTATCCCCGTCCCCAGCCTTTTCCACAAATCGGAAGCCATATTGCAACCTGAGTAACGCGGATCACGCATTCAAGCTTGTGAAGGTATTGCCCTCGCCTCACTATCGCAGTACAGTCGATGAAGGTCGAGATACGGCCATCCCAGCAGATAGGTACCCCCCATGAAGAACCAGTACGAGTACACGATCAACTCCACAGAAGACATCCGCAAGGCCCTGGACGAGGCTGAGCGGGAAGGATACGGCCTCACCCACTACAACTCGGCCTTCTACCTTCGGGGGACCGCCGGCGAGCCGATCTCGGTAGACGACTCCCTGGCGAACCTCTACGTCGTGGCCTACGGGCCCGCCCCGGTCTGGGTCTCCGGGGAGGGCGAGACGACCGTCATCGCTGAAGGGTCGGCAGTCATCTACGCCACCGAGGGCGGCGCCGTGGACGCTTACGACTCCTCCACCGTCTACGCCTACGACCACTCCGATGTGGTCGTCCAGAGGGCTGCCTCGGTGTACGTCTCCTCCGACGACGTGGACGTGGAGGCCTGGGGAGACTCTAAGGTCTACCTCCCGGCCGAGGGGTCCGCCGGTGCGGACCCCCACATTCGAGTGGAGGGTGACGCCAAAGTAATTCGCGTGGTCACGGACTCCGCCGGAGCTGAGAACTGATAGGAGAATCCAATGACATCCCTCTCGACCAATCACCTAGCCTTCCCCGGCAACTTCAATCCGCTGACTGAGCGGCGCATCACCGCTCAGGCATGGTCTAACGCCCTGCGGCCCTACCTGCGCTACGTACACACCGTCGAGCAGGACGGCATCGTCAAGGTAGTCGCTGAGAGCGGCAACGACCTCGTGCTGACTCTCACCGAGTCGGACGAGAGGCGTGACCACTGGCCTCTGTGGACTCTGGAGGTCTACTCGCGCCGTAGCGGCGCCGAGTACGCCTACAAGGTCGGCAACCTTCAGGACGTGCTAGTCTCTCTCCTGCGCGAGCTCTGACCCTCATCACCACCTTTGGAGCGTCGGCTCGCCGGCAAAGGAGCCGCCAGAAACCCCCGGGATGACGACCTGGGGGTTTTCTGTTGCCTAGATCACTCTCATGAAAGTTGTAAACACTTCCCCCGGCAACTCACAAAATGTAGGCTGGACCCATCACCCGGCGACGGCGACCGCCGTCCCAGATAGGAGCAGTCATGAGCATCATGGACCTGGAGAAGGTCGTGAGCCGGGCCAGGAAGGCCGCCCAAGGCTCACACACGCCCTGCGGCCCGATCACGTGGGTCTGGGGCAAGGGGGGCCTGAAGGCCCTCGTCAAGGCCGTCCGCGCCTCCCAGAAGGTCGTCATGGACCTGGAGACCACCGGCCTGGACGAGTACGCGGAGGCCGGCGGCGACACCAACGGCAGCTACCCCGCCCGGATCGTCCTGGCCTCCCTCACCCTCCCGAACGCTGAGCGCGCCGCGGCCGGGGCCTACAACTGGCGCACCTTCGACGGCGAGCAGCCGATGACCTACCTTGTGCCCCTCTCGCACCCGGCCTCGCCCCTGCTCGGCGCGTGGAGGAAGGTCATGGCGATCATCGGCCGCGAGATCAACCGCAGCGGGAAGCCCTTCGTCAACGCGAACGTGAAGTTCGACGCCCGCTGGGCCTACGCCCAGACCGGCGTGGACCTCTCCGACCGCATCGAGTGGGACACGACCGTCTCGTCTCAGCTGGTGGACACCGAGGCCCGCACCCGCCTCAAGATTCGCGCCGCGCGAGATTTCGGAATCGAGGAGTGGGACGACTTCGACCTGAGCACCCCCGGCGCCGCCGAGCGCGTGGACCTGATCCAGCTCGGAGAGTACGCGGCGCGTGACACCTACTACACCTGGAAGATCGAGGAGGAGCACCGCGACCAGATGTTTCTCACCGGTGACGAGGATCCCTTTGACTCCGACGATATCCAGATGGCCCGCCTCGGCAAGGTCGCCACCTACGTCTCCATGCCTACTGTGAAGACCCTCACAAAGGTGGAGCAGCGCGGCTTCCTGCTCGACGTGGACTGGGTCCACGCCAAGATCGCGGAGATGGACGCCCTGCGTCTCAGAGCGTGCGAGGACATCCTCGGCCTGTACGGGACCGCACCCGCACCGGCGCCCGCAAAGGACGGCGTGACCACGGCCGCTACGTCGAAGTGGTTCCAAGGCTTCGTTGCTCAGGCCATCGAGGCCGGCGACCTCCGCGTGACGGCCCGCACGGACTCCGGAAACGCCCAGTGGAACAAGGCGGTCCTCATCGCCCAGCAGCGCCAGGGCTCCCCCGCAGCTGACGCCCTGCTGCGTCACCGCGACGCGACGAAGACGCTGGAGTTCCTGCGATCGTGGCTGGAGCTGCGTGACCCCAACAACGTGATCCACGCCACCTACAACGTCGGCTTCGTGAAGACCGGGCGCCTGTCGAGCTGCGTCTCCCCCGACACCCTGATTGACATGCCTCGCGACATGGTGAAGTACCCCGACGGGGTTCCTATGCGAGAGGTCAAGGCCGGGGACTGGGTGTACGCCTACGACCACCACTGCCGACTGACCCTCCGTCAGGTCGAGTGGGTGGGGCCTACCAAGGTGGCCGACACCGTCATCGTCACCTTCGAGAACTCGCAAGGAGACCGTCGCACTCTCCAGTGCACCCCTGACCACCTCGTCCGTCTTCACAACGGCCACTACTGCCCGGCCGAGTACCTGATGAAGGGTCCGCGAGGGGCGGCCGCCCCTCGGGTCCTGGGCATGGTTCGCCGGCAGTGGACTGCCTCAGCCTCAGAGAAGGATCGCTACCTCTCGTTCTTCCCCAACTCCAACAGCCGGAAGACTCCTCCGAGCGTCGCTCCGGGAGTCCGCTACGGCTCGACGTCGGGAGGCAGGTCCAAGGAACACCGTTGGATCATGCAGCGCGTACTGGGAAAGAAGCTCTCCACGAAGTGGGACGTCCACCATGTGGACGGAGTCAAGGTGAACAACTCTCCAGAGAACCTGGAGTACATGAGCTACTCCGATCACATGCGCCTATCGATGCCGGACAGGCGGGCCAACGGCTCCCCGGATCAGCCCTACCCGGACGTCTTCACCGGGAAGACCGACTGGAGGCCGATTTCCATCCAGCCGGGGCCGAGGATCGAGGTGTGGGACATGACCGTCCCGGAGGACCACTGCTTCATCGCCAACGGAATCACGGTCCACAACAGCAACCCGAACGTTCAGCAGATTTCAGCCAGGTTGAAGCCGGCCTTCATCCCCCGGCCCGGGCACGTCCTGCTCGACCTCGACTACAGCCAGATCGAGCTGCGCGTGGCGGCGTTCATCTCGCGCTCGCAGCCGATGATCGAGGCCTTCCAGAGAGGTGATGATCTTCACAGGCTCCTCGCCGCGAAGATCGCCGGCAAGGCACCCGAGGACGTGACCAGCCTGGAGCGCAAGCGCGCCAAGGCCGGCAACTTCGGCCTGCTCTACGGCATGAGCCCCGGAGGCTTCCAGTCCTACGCCGCTACCGCCTATGACGTTTCTCTCACTCTGGCCGAGGCCCAGGCCGTCCACAGCGCGTTCTTCGAGATGTGGGACGGGATGCGTCAGTGGCACGAGCGCTCCAAGCGCCGGGCCTACGAGCGCGGCTACGTGACGTCCCCCATAGGCCGCACCCAGTGGTTGAGCGACCTCTACTCGAAGAGCTCGTTCAAGTCCTCCCACGCCGAACGCAACGCCCTCAACTCGCCCGTGCAGGGCTTCGGCTCGGACCTGATGCAGATGGCCGCAGCGTCGATCATGGGGACCCTCCCCGGCTACCCGCTGCCGAAGGTCGAGGGGGCCCACGTCGTGGCGACCGTGCACGACGAAATCTGCATCGAGGTCCCGGAGGACCGCTGGCAGGAGATTCTCGTCGAGTGCAAGCGCCGCATGGAGGACGTGAACACCTTCCTGCGCCCCCTTGACTGCCAGATGGACGTGCCGATCGTGGCCGGCCCGTCGGCAGGCACCCGCTGGGGCGTTCACGATCTGCACGACGAGGACGACCCGCTCCCGCAGGTCTGATACCTACCTCACACCCTTGAGACATGCGTCTCAAATCATCAAAACCGGGAATACGTTGAAAACACTGGCAAACCTACCTATTCCCAAAGTCCGCAGAGATCTACACCACACTAGGAGACACCATGCGCAACGCACTTCGCATCTACCCCGCCCGCAAGGCGACCTTCCAGGGCCGCCCCGCGGTCCAGATCAGGGACACGAAGAACGAGATCGAGTACTGGGTCGAGATCACCGGGACGCCGGACTCCGGCGGCCGCTACCACGTCGTGAACCTCCTGTGCCGCCCTGACGAGGGCGTTCGCTTCCCCGACAGTGTCCCCCACCGGACCCTCTGCGAGATCGCCGCAAACGTGCTTGAGAGGGCCGAGAAGCCTGCACGAGGGGGCAACCTGTACCACGGGGCTCCGGTAGAGACCCTGCGCAAGATGATCGAGGAGGGCAAGACCCGCACCGACATCGCCCGCGAGCTGGGCCGCAGCATCTACACCGTGGACTCCTGGCTCAAGCGCGCCCGCCGCCTCGACCCGACCTTCCCTGGCACGATGACGAAGACCGGCAAGCGCCGCCCCGCCCGCAACAAGACGACCCCTCGCAAGAAGGCTCCCGAGGACGTCTGAGACCCTTCCCGAAGGCCCCCAGCCACATCGGCTGGGGGCCTTTTGCGTGCCCTGAATCACATCTAAGACGGCCTGACACATGCTGAGACAGTTGTCCGCATAGTGAGAAAGTGACCGCAGTCGCGGCGTTTTAAGCACGGTCGGGAGGGTAACTAATACTTATGTCAAAATGTGTATGCCAAGTTACAAGTTCCCCCGTACTCGGGCGTGTCGCACCGCAACTTCCGCGTGTCGGGCCCCGTTACTGGGATTACTCCGTATGCCTACATACTATTCCCAGATATGGGTGTGATGAATGTCTAACTTTAAAACCCCTATTCCGTGAACAACGTCACCGTTTTGCGCTTGCAATGCGCCCCGGAATCTGTAAAACGCGCGCGCGCCCGCGCGCCCACACACACTCGCGTCCTTCCCCCTGACGAAGTCAGGGGGGAAGGACGCTCGTGTTGTGTGGGTAGTGGAATATATGTATATATGTGACCGGGGCCACTCCGTTGCCGATTCCGTTTCCGCACCCGTTGCCGGTCCTGACCCGACCCCTCGCTCCGCTTCGCTGCGCTTCGGGGTCGGGTCTTCGAACCCCGGTTCGAACCAGGGCCGTCGCAAGCGCCGGGGAGCCTTCGCCCCTGCGGTGTCCGCGTGACGGGCGCTGCGGCGCTGGGGCGCCGGTCGCCCACGCGTCCTCGCAGGTTCTTGGCTCCAGGCGGAGAGGCTTTCCTCGGGTCGCCGTGTCGAGGCTCGCTCCGCTGCGCTGCGCTCGGTCGACACGCCCGCCCCTCGGGCCTCTCTGCGACCTCGGGCTCCGATGCCGGCCAACGGCGATCCGCCCCGCACGACCTGAACGCGCACCTTCGTGCCGGGGAGAGGCCCTCATATACCGCTCAGAGGCCGTGTAAGCGCTTCTGACGGACTTTCACCCCGCCTCTGCACTCCCGGAAGGGTCCGGCCCGGAAAGTCGCTCAGAACGTCTTAGAACGCGTTCAGGGAATCCCGCCGCGGGGCCTAGCACCTTAGTTCCGGGAGGGGCCGCGCCGCCGCCTCGCGCAAATGTGACGACACTCACCCGAGAAATGCCGCGCCCGATTTGCATCGGGCCCTCGGAAGGTGTTCAATAGACCCATCACCGCCGAGGGAGCGAAACTCCCCGGACCGGCCGCCGCAATCCAGCGGCGGGCTTACGGCCCGACCTGAGGAACTAACCCGAGGCGTTGAGATACCCAGTCAGCTGGGAGGCTTTGCGAGTACGCGACGGCCTGGACGGACGGGGACAGTCGGCTATATGCCAACCCCAAGACAAGTCGACCGCCGCTACAAGGCTCGCACGGCCCGGATATCTGGATACCGCCAATCATCATCGGCACCCTCGGGAAAGGCCTTGCGTGTTCCCCGTAGCCCCCGGCTCGTAGTCAGGGGTGGGCCGCCAAACGAGTCTCCGACGTCGTCGATGATGTAGGACCGCGGGTTGAAGGCCCCGAGGTTCGCCGATAAGCCCTCGCAGGTCAGTGAGAGGGGGACGGGGACCGAAGGACACCCGGAAGCGCGGTTCGTGACGTCATCGACAGGTCCCGGAACGCGGGGAGAAGCGGCCGCAAGGCGCCTCGCTGAAACGCTTCCTCGGGAAGGTCCCCGCCAACAGAGTCCATTCGGGAATGTCGTTACCACCGGCAGCCTCGAGCGGAGGGATGGGCCTGGGAAGTCCCCCGAGCGATGGGAACCGTCTCTTCGAACCCGTCCCGGACTGTGGTAACCGGTCGGCGACGTACGCGGGGAACTGAGACCACTGATTCATCCGGACGTCTCGTCAACGTCTCATGAGCCTTCGTCGTAAGGACTTACCCGCCGCGGGACGCGGCAACGCCGGCCGAAGTCACGGCCCCTGGGCGCTTGAAGCGCCTCACCCCTTCGGGTAGTGTATGTGGGGCATACACCCGATCAAGGAGATGACATGCCCCGCCCCAGCAAGGACAAGCTCGTTCCGTACGTGGACGACCGCCCAGACCTCGACCAGCGGTTCGCACCGTTGGATGCCCCCACATCGATCGACTTCGGCCGGAAGCCGGGTGACCCTTCCAGCCCACGCAAGTCGGTGAGTTTCACGATGCGGGAGGCTACCTGGGAGAGAGTCGTCCGGCGGGCAGAGCGCCAGGGCCTGCAGCCCCGGATCGTCCTAGCGCGCCTCATGGAGGCGTACGGGAATCGCGAGCTCGACCTCGCACCCCACCCTTCGGGAATCAAGGTGACGCCCCATCGGACCACCTTCACCAATCCAGACAACCCCTCGAACCGGTGACCGGCTGACTACCGGTCACCGGTTTCAGGGCATCTACCCACCCACCCAGCAACCCAGGACCCATGAGCACCACTGAGAAGCACAACGCGGCCGTAGTCGAGGCCGCCCTCGACGCGTACCGCAGGGGGCTGACGCCACTGCCCATCCCCCGCCACTCCAAGAGCCCGGTGATGGCCGGCTGGAACAAGCTCCGCTGGCCGGACCCGACCACGGACACCGGCGACGGCGAGAACGCCGTCCGCGCCGCCTTCGAGGAGTACACGGCCGGCGGCTCGACGAACCTCGGAGTCCTCCTCGGCGAGGCGTCCGGGGACCTCATCGACGTCGATCTCGACCATCCCGCCGCCATGCGGCTGAAGTCGTACCTGCTGCCCTACACGACGGCTATCCACGGTCGCGAGACGTCGCGCAAGTCGCACTACTGGTACCGCGCCAAGCCGGGCACACTGCCGGCGACGCGGCGCCTGCGCATCCCTGACGCCTCGGGCCGCGGCTCCGGCGTGTCGGTCGAGATTCGCGGCAACGGGGCGCAGACCCTCGTGCCTCCGTCAATCCATCCCGCCACGGCAGAGACCTACGAGTGGGAGGGCGAGCCATGGGGCGGGGACGAGGGTCCGGCCCTCGTTGACGGGACCGAGCTGCTGGCCCAGGTCATCCTCCTCGGGCTGTGCGCGGTCCTGCTGGACGCCTGGCCCGGCCCCGGCCAGCGCCACGACGCCTACGTAGCGCTCGCCGGCGGCCTCCTCCGTTACGGGGACTCGCAGACCGTTCACCCGTTCTGGGAGCGGAACGCCGGCCTCGTCATCCGTACCCTGGCCCTGGCCACCCACGACGAGGACGGCGCCGAGCAGCGCGAGCGGGAGGCGATCTACACCACCAAGCGCCGCCTCCGGGAGGGGGGCGAGGCCACCGGCTTCACCCGCCTGGCCGAGTACATCGGGGAGGAGAGCGTGCAGATCGTCGAGCGCCTCGTGCGCGACGCCGAGGCCGTGGCCGGCTTCGTGCCGGACGTGGCAGGCGACGTGCCCGGCTGGCAGCCGCCGTGGGCACGTCAGTGGGATGGGCTCACCATCGAGCTGAACGCCGCCGCCCCGGTGCTGGAGTTCGTCGAGGCCAATGACACTGAGGAGCCCCGCTCGCTAGGCGCTATCCGTCCCGAGCACGGCTCGGAGGGGGCGGAGTCTGACGGGAGCCCTGCCAACGCCGCCGAGGCGGAAGACCTCGGCGAGGACGTCCGTGAGGACCTCGACCCGCTGGACGCCCGACCCTCGTCCTGGAGCCCCGTGGACCTGGAGCCCTACCTGACCGGGAAGCTCACCGTCCCGGACCCCGAGGTCTGCCGTCGCAACGACGGCGCCTGCCTCATGTACCGGGGCCGCGTGAACATGCTATTCGGCTCCTCGGAGTCGGCCAAGTCATGGATCGCCATGGCGATCTGCCTTCAGGAGATCGAGGCCGGCGGCCGCGCGCTCTACCTCGACTTCGAGGACGAGCCGGTCCAGACCCTCAACCGCCTGCGCCTGCTCGGCGCCGTGGACGATGACCTGCGCGCGCAGTTCTCATACATCCGCCCCGAGGGGCCTCTGGCCGACATGCAGCGCAACAAATGGGGCAAGGACCAGCCGACCAAGTCCGGGGAGTTCGCTCAGGACCAGTTCGACATGGCGCTCCAGTCCCTCGACCCGGACATCATCGTGGCGGACGGTATGACCGCCCTCTACGGCCTGCACGGTCTGGACGCGAACGACGCCGTCTCGACCGACGTCATCACGTCGTGGCTGAAGCGGCTCACACGCAACGGCCGCTCGACCGTCATCATCATCGACCACCAGGCCAAGAGCGCCGAGAAGGGCTCCATGCCCATCGGCTCTCAGCACAAGGTGGCCATGGTGCAGGGCACTCTGCTCCAGGTGTGGCCGATCAAGCAGCCCATGCCGGGCGACGTCGGTGAGATGGAGCTGGTCGTGCTCAAGGACCGGCCCGGCCAGGTCCGCGCCCACTCCCAGAAGACCGGCGGCCGCGGAAAGGCGCAGGTGGCCGGCGTGGTCACGCTCGACAGCCGTACTGAGGGGCGCTCGTCTCTCGTCATCACGCCCCCGCGGCGCACGCCGTCGGGAGGCGGGGGCGTCATGAACTCCGACGGCGAGGGCGTGAACGGCGTAGAGCGGCGGGTGGAGCTTGACTTCACAGATATGTCCAAGATGATGGAGAAGATCGCTCAGCGTCAGGACGACGAGGACATCCTCGTGGGTGCGTTCCGCGGGGAGGTCGGTATCCGGCTAGGCTCGAGGGACCTGTTCTCCCTGGTAGATTCAGAGCTTCCCAGGGATCGGACCAAGGCGGCCCTGGACCGGCTGATCTCCCGAGGCTGGATCATGGCCGAGGGCGGACGCGGCGGACGGCAGTACACGCTGGTCGCCGTCGGAGAGGATGGCCCGGTGGAGCGGGACCTGGACGAGAGCGATGACGAGAACGGAGGTGAGGGCTGAGGTGCGTGACTTCAACGAGCTGCCCCTCCTGACGCCTGAGGAGGCGTTCGAGAGGGCGTGGGAAGAGGGAGGCTCCGCCCATCCGGTGTTCGACCGCGGCTACCGTGTCCGGGGCCTGAATGACTGGAAGGCGATCGAGACTCTGCTGCGTCAGAATGATGTACCCGACATCACCGTCGCATCCTTCGGGCTGAAGCGCTTCGAGGAGATTTTCGACGTGTTCGCCATGATGTCCGAGCGTGGTTGGCGCCTTTGGCAGACGGCGGCAAATGTCTACGTCGGAGGGGAGCGGAGGGCCGTGCAGGCTATCCGAGCTCACTATCGCGGAGACTAGTCCGGCAGTCGGCTCTATTCCAACGGAAACTACCCCAGTGACTTGAGTCACTGGGGTAGACCTTTACCGAGGCTTGCATCGGGGCATACGTGCTGCGTAGTCTTGAGCCATCAAAGGAACGACCGCCGCGTCGGAAAGGAGAACTGAAATGGCACGCAAAGGATCGATGCGGGCGCAGCGCAAGCGCTGGGCGCAGTGGGAGGCGTACCGCAACGAGATGTACGTGACCGACGAGAAGGCCCTCGCCCGCGCCTACCGGGAGTACAGCATGACAGGCGTCCTGGAGGACCCGCGGACCGGGGACCGGTACTGCCCCTCCTGCGAGAAGCCCGAGCAGTACTGCGACTGCGGGACCGCAGCCTGAGACCGACACCTGCCCATCACTGACACCTATCAATCAGCACCACCCATAAGGAAGAATCATGAGCCCCAAGCCTGGAACCTACTCTCTGACCTCCCCCAACGCCGTCTACGCCAACCACGCCCTGAACCACGCCTACCGAGCGCTCGGCGCCACGATCTTCGTCATGGTCCTGCACACCCTGACCTCGGCCGACGGCCTGCTGGACATCGTGTGGGGCGCCTGGATGCTCTTCGAGTTCTCCCAGATCATCCGCTACGGCGTCAAGTCGATCAAGGCCGGCATCCGCGACGGCCGGGTCCTCGCCATCTCGATCCGCGAGGGCGCCCTCGTCTCGATCCCGGAGGACGCCGCGCTGTGAAGACATTGCTGAAGGCTATTGCATCCGTCATCAAGACCTATAGGAGGAGGGCGAAGTGAGCCGACACGGCATCGTCAGCGCGGAGGAGATCATGCGCCGCGTCAAGGAGTCTCCGACCGGGGACGTCAAGGACGGCGACATCCTGGCCGTCAAGGGGAAGAAGCCCATCTCGTACATCCCTAGCCGTCGAGTCGGCCGCAACCTGTCCAAGTCCGAGCTCGTGGGCGAGTACGTCCGCTACCTGACCGACATCCACGAGCGCCGCAAGGGCCTGCGGATGGTCCAAAAGGAGAAACGGCAGGCATACATCCTTGCCGAGGCCGAGAAGGCCGCGGCCCGCCACATGGGGAGGAATCAATGAGTGACAACAAGTATGCTGAGGACGCCCGGCTGATTGACCTGAGCCGGCACATCTTCCTGAGGCGCGGAAGCGACATCATTGCCGACGCAATCATCTACCACGGCGACGGCTGGTGGAAGGTCCTCGGGAACGGGACCACGATGGAGAGCGAGGTCCTGTACGCCGAGAAGGCCGGAAGCACCCGCTACGACGCCGAGGAGGTAACGATCCCCATCGACGCCGCCAAGACGTACCTGACCGTCCCGGAGAGGGCCCCGCTCCAGTTCCGCGACGGTGACCTCATCTCGACCGAGTGGCCCGACAAGGACCTGATCTACGTGGACAAGGCGCTCCGCAGGGCCGTCACGGGCCGGGACGGTCTCTTCGAGAAGGATGAGGTGCACGGGCTGTTCGCCCGCCAGTACGACTCCGACGGCGACTGCCGCTACGCGCCGGTCGAGCCCGAGGACCAGGGAATCGACAAGAACTGTATGCTGGTGGAGCACCTGGACCTCATCCTGGCGTGGCACCCCGTGAACATCGCCGCAGTGCTGCGGGAGGCGATCTGAGTGACCAGGTTCGAGTTCGGAGGTCCTCCGCGCTTCGCGCACCAGAAGCGCGGCCTGGCAAAGCTCATCGCCTGCAACGGGGTCGGCGCCCTCCTCATGGAGCCGGGCACCGGGAAGACCGCGGTCACGCTGGACTACTGCTCCCTGCTCGCGCTGGCCTCACCGCGCCGGGAGGCCCGCGTCCTCGTGATCGGCCCCCTCGCTGCCGTGGACCAGTGGGCGCTCCAGGCCCCGAAATGGGTAAGCCCTCAGATCAACGTCTGGGCCGAGGCCCTCGGAGGCTCCGTCATGCAGCGTGTCGAGGCCCTCCGCTCCCGCGGAGGGAAGACGGTCTCCAAGCCGACCGGCGGTCGAGGACGCGGCGCTGGAGACAGTGTCCGCGCACTGCACGCGACTCGGGCCTGGGCGCTGGCCGCCCGGCGAGATGGCGTTGATCTAGACCGGAAGATGGCGGCCAAGGCCGGCCCCGACGTGCTCGGGGACTCCAAGCCCCGCCTCGTGATCGAGGCGATCAACCTGGACACGCTCTCTCAGCGCAGGCAGGTCGGGTCCAAGACCATGGCCGACGTCGTGCTCAGCGCGGTCACGGACTTCGACCCGGACCTCGTCGTGATCGATGAGATGCACAAGATCAAGTCAGTCTCGTCCAACGCGTCTCGCCTGGCGGGACGGATCGGCTCACGGGTTGAGCGCCGGATCGGCCTGACCGGGACGGTCATCCCGCACAGCCCGCTCGACGTCTACGGCCAGTGGAGGTTCCTCGACCCGCGAGCCTTCGGACGGGTCCAGCCGAACGGCGAGCGCCGGGTGGCGACGTTCAAGCACTTCAAGGAGGACTACGCCGAGATGGGCGGGTACATGGGGCACGAGGTCGTCGGCTTCCGGAACCTGGACCGCCTGGAGGAGATCATGGGCGAGCGATCCTCGGTCGCCATCAAGGAGGAGTGCCTGGACCTGCCCGACGCCGTCGATACGGTCCTCCCCGTCGCGCTGAGCCTGAAGGAGCTCAAGGCCTACGAGGACATGCGCACGAAACTCCAGGTCGAGTTCCGCGAGGAGGACAGCTCCAGAGAGGCCGGCGACGGGGACGCGGCCACCGCGGCCAGCCGCCTCGTGAGGATGACCCGGCTCCGACAGATCACGGCCGGTCACCTCCCCGACGACGAGGGCCAGGTCCGAGAGATCGGTCGGTCCAAGGCGAAAACCATCGCCTCCCTGATCCGCGACACGCTGGAGGACGAGAAGCGCATCGTCGTCTTCGGGACCTTCACCCGCGAGCTCGCGGCGCTGGAGGAGGAGATCGCCGACAAGCGGACCACGGTCTTGCGGATCGACGGCTCCACGAAGCCCGAGGACCGGTTGGCGATGCGACAGCGCTTCGGGTCCGACGACCCGTCCCGCCTCGTCATCGTCGCCCAGATCAAGACACTGTCGGTGGCCGTGAACGAGCTCGTCACTGCGAGGAACGCGATCTTCGCCTCGTTGCCGTGGCAGCGCGACGATATCGTGCAGGCCCGTGACCGCCTCAACCGCCTGGGTCAGAAGAGCGCCACCACGTTCTGGTACGCGCTTGCGCCGAACACCGTGGACGACCTAGTGTTCCAGGCCTACCAGGACCGCACGGACCTAGAGAAGACCCTTATGAATCACATCTACGCAGATATGGAGTAGCGATCACCATGAGCCCCGCCCAGCGCCCCGAGGAGGACGTCATCACGGCCGAGAAGGCCACCTACTCCTCGCTCACCCTTCACCGCCGCTGCCCGCAGGCGTGGAAGTACCGCTACATCGACGGCCTGCGCCGCGCCCGCTCGGAGGTCACGCCGGCCCTCGACTTCGGGTCGTGGTTCCACGCCGTCCGGGCCTTGGACCGGATCATGAAGGGCGTCTCCGAGGAGACGCTCAAAGCGCGCCCCGACGAGATTCAGACCACCGACACCGGCCCGACCTTCCCTTGGGACGCCTCCCCGTCTGACGTGATGGCGGCCGCCGTCGAGTACTGGGACCGCCTGGGAGAGACTGCCCGGGAGACCTGGCTGGAGTGGCTGGGACAGCCGCTTCCCCAGCGCCTCTCCCACGTCTACGCCGAGTGGCGCGATCGCTGGGCTGAGGAGTCGGAGAACGAGGCCGTCCTCGCCGTCGAGCAGCGTTGGGAGCGTGAGGTTCCCGGAACCGGAGTCACCCTCTGGGGATATGCGGACGAGGTCTACCAGGACCGCAAGCGCGGCATCGTCGTGGTGCGGGACTGCAAGACCTCCGGCACGCTCGGCCAGGTCACGAGCCTGGACGAGATGATGGACAGCCAGGTCCAGCTCTACGCGTGGGGCCTGTCTCCGGACTGCGCCGAGTGGGGACTGCCGGCTCCACGGGCCGTGGCCTTCGACCGCGTCCGCACCAAGGCGCCCAAGACACCCAAGATCACGAAGGCCGGCAAACTCTCCGCTTCGGTCAAGGACTACGACCTGAGGACCTACCTAGAGTGGTGCGCCGAGGGCGTCCCCTTCGAGGGGATGAAGAAGGACGGGAGCGCCGCAGGGACCTACACGGCCGAGGAGTCAGAGATCGTGCGTCTGACCTCGCCGCAGGTCGTCAGCCAGTGGTTCTCCCGACACCTGACCCCAGTCAGCCCGTACCTGGTCCGATCGCACCTGCAGGCCGCGGCCGACACCTGCTCGGACATCTACCGGACTCGCGTCCGGGCCGACAGGCGCGGCGAGGCGCCTCGCAACTTAGGGAAGGCGTCCTGCCAGTTCTGCGAGTTCGCCGATCTGTGCCGAGCTCAGATGGTAGGAGGGCCGGGTGGCGAGTACGCGCCGGAGGAGTACGGCCTCAGATACCGTGACCCGTCTCACAGCGGCAGGTAGCCCTCCCGGCTTGAAATGACCGCCGTCATACACCTACAGTTAAGCCACCACCCAAACAGCGGAAGGAAATTCAATGGCCAGTTTCGCCGGAGTCAACATCGTTGACGTGAACGAGGAGGCAGCCGACTACGGTCGGTGGCTGATCCTCGGGGCCCAGGGGGCCGGCAAGTCGAGCCTCGCCTCTACAGTTGCCACGATGGGCAAGACCCTGTTCATCGACCTGCCGGGCGAGAAGGGGACGCAGTCCTTCAAGAACGCCCCGTACGCCAAGAACATCGACGTGGTTCGCCCTGAGAGCGTCACCGCACTCGACGACATCTTCTGGAGCCTGGACAAGGGGGGCCATGGCTACAAGGCCGTCATCCTCGACAGCCTCACAGCCCTCCAGAAGATGACGATGCGCTACCTCACCGGCTTTTCGGAGACCGCGGTTCGCGAGATCAAGCAGGGCACCGCCCCCGCCGACCAGCGCACATGGGGCCAGGCGCTCGACATCATGACCGACACGGCGGTGTTCTGGTACGGCCTCGCCGACGGTAACCGGCCCGAGCCCATGCACGTCGTCATGACGGCCCAGGTCAAGATGGTCGAGGACGAGATCAACGGCGGAGTGCGCCGGTCCCCGGACGTCCAGCGCGGTGCCCAGTCGATCATCCGCGCCACCCCGAACTACATCATCTACGCCGACGTCGAGGAGGACCTGGACAACACCGGTCACGACGACGGCCCCTCGCTGAAGCACATCGTCCGCTTCGGCACCGACCCGGAGTACGGGACCAAGGCCCGTATCCCCTACAACCTTCGCGGGAAGGTCCCGCCCGTCCTCGGACGGGACCGCCCCGTGACTCTGGAGAAGCTCTCCCGCTTCCTCGGAGTGGGCGGAGTACCGGAGCGCAAGCCCGCCGCCAAGTCGGACAAGTCCGACAACTGACACCCAGTAACCCAACCTCACAGGAGAAATCATCATGGCCCTGACCTTCGACTTCACCAACTACAAGGACACCTCCACCGCCCACGTCGCCCCCGGTACCTACCACGCCGAGGTCTCGGACTTCGAGGAGACGACCTCCAAGGCTGGCAACGCGATGTTCGTCGTCTACCTGGAGATCATCGAGGGCCCCCACGCAGGCCAGCAGATCATCGACCGCCTCCCGCAGACGGAGAAGGCCATGTTCCGGTCCGCAGCCTTCCTTCAGGCCCTCGGCGTCAAGATCGCCAAGAAGAAGATCGCCCTGAACCCGCGTAGCCTGATCGGCCGCCCCGTGGACATCGTTGTGGAGGACGGCGAGCCCTACAACGGCCGCGTGAGGAGCGAGGTGCGCGAGTACCTGCGCGCTACCAAGCCGGCCAAGGATGAGCCCAAGGACGACCCGATGGGCGACGAGATCGACGAGCCTGCCGAGGCTCCGGCCGAGCCGGCCAAGCCGGAGCTCGACGCCACGGTCGAGGACGCCGTCGAGCTCGACGTAGACGCCCTGGACATCGACGACCTGGACCTCTGAGGTCCAAATAGTGAGACGGCCCCGCTACGGCGGGGCCGTCCCCTTAGACAGAAAGGAGTGACATGGCTAGCAAAGAGAGCGGCGTCGTGGACGCCATCAGGCGCCGCATTGCTCAGGTCTGGCCGGAGTCGGTCACCTGGAAGATGCACGGCTCGGTCTACATGGAGGCAGGCATTCCGGACGTGCTGTGCTGCGTCGAGGGGCGGCTGATCTTCCTGGAGGTCAAGCACCAGAAGCCGGGCGAGTCCCGAGCCCACGCCCTGGCCCGCACGTCGGTCGAGCAGGTCCGCCAGATTCGCCGCGTGCGTTCCGCCGGCGGGGCCGCCTGTACGGTCCTGGACGCCGACGAGGCGGAGTGGGCGGTGCGCGAGGCGCTGACCGGCTCAACACTGTCGAGCATGTACCCCGTCGTCGGGGCCGGGGGTGATCTCAGTGGCGAGGGCTAGGCTGACCGCTACCGAGTTCGACTTCGTGCGCCAGCTGGAGTGGGAGGACATGACTCCGGCCCAGCTGAAGTCGGCCCGCGAGACCTGGCGGACCGGGGCCGTCTACCAGGATGAGGTGAACCCTCGAGTCTGGTGGGTGCGGTCCTACTCGGCCCGGAACACTGGCGAGACTAAGCGCGCCGACGGGAAGCGGTTCCACCACGTGGTTCTGAAGTCTGACCACGGGTACCCGAGGTTCACGTGCACCTGCAAGCACGGCCAGAACTCGCGATGGGCGTCGTGCTGGCACGCCAAGACCGTGGCCCGCATCTACCGAATCATGGTCGACCAGATGAAGGAGAAGGAGAAGGAGGACATGCTCAATGAGTACCGCAGCAAGCGCACTGATTGACGACATCCCGGAGCAACCGGACAGCGGAGTGGCCGAGGCCGGTGACGCCCTCATGATCGCCGGAGACACCATCCTCTCCATCACGGCAGCCTGCGCCGGCATCCGTACGCGCATGGTCAGCGAGCAGGGCTGGAGCCCGGAGTTCGCCGAGACCTTCGCCCAGGACCTGGCCCGGGCCCTCGTGAACCAGTCCCTCGCACCGTCCCAGGACTGGCGATCAGCGTTGGAGGGTCTGTGACTACCGCGAAGCCTCCGGCGCCGAGGAAGCCCGCCCCGCTGGACTACACCCGCCCGATCTGGAAGCGTCAGGACGGTGAGACCGAGGCCGCCTACGCCTCGTTCAAGGCCTACCGGGACATGGAGCGCCGCCGGGTGAGGGACGCCCCCAACGGCAACCACTACTCGGCCCGGTGGTCGTGGAAGGAGCGGGTCGAGGCGTGGGACAAGCACATGGCTGAGAACGAGGCGAACGAGCTCGTCCGCTACCGGATCGCCATGGGGGACCGGCACCGGGCGCTGGGCCGCAAGGCCCTGGAGAAGGCCGAGATGTGGCTCGACAGCCTCACCGAGGATCGAATCTCCCGGATGAGCGCGAACGGCATCGTCCAGATGATGGACGTCGCGGCTCGAATCGAGCGGGAGGCGGCCGGCGCCGGGGCCGACTCGGCCAAGGTGCAGATCGAGGTCTCCTCGAACCTGGCCGAGATGACCGCCTCGGCCACGACGTCGAGGATCGAGCAGCTGGTCGCCGAGGTAGAGCGCCGCAAACGTGAGCAGGGCCTCATCGACGTAGGTCCCGCTGAAGTTGAGGTGATCGACGCCGAGCAGTAGAGTTGACCCGGGACACTGGGGCAGAGATACCGCCACCCTTTGGGATGAGGGGTGGCGGTATTCTGTATCCATATGAGATTCCACCTCAGCGATAGGAGTTGCTTATGCCCCGCGTGAAGAAGCCTCTGGAGCCTTGGGAGATGTCCCCTGCCCAACTGGAGGAGGAGCTGGAAGCCCTCATCAAGCGTCAGGCGTGGCTTGAGAATCAGCCGAAGTGCGATCGGCCCTCGTGCGACGGGCGGCCCCACGCCGGAGCTCCCTACCCGCACGATCCGACGTACCGGCAGGCGGCCGACCCGTTGGAGAGCGCCCAGCAGCTCGACGAGGCATACGCCGGCCGCCCCCACATTCAGTACCTCTCCGACCGCCTGGCCGAGGCCGTACGCGCCGTCGAGAACGGCGAGAACCGCTACATGACCATCTCCATGCCGCCACGCATGGGTAAGAGCACGCTGACCTCGATCAACCTTCCGATCTGGCTGCTGCGACAGCACCCGGACTGGAAGATCGGCCTCATCTCCCACTCGCCGCAGCTCGCCACGGCCTGGGGTAGGCAGGTCCGCCGCTTCGTGGAGGAGGACGGGGAGAAGTGGGGCATCAAGATCGCGTCCGACGCCGGCGCCGTGAGCGAGTGGCAGACGACGCGCGGAGGCGGCATCGTCTCGCGCTCGGCCCCGGGCCAGTCGATCACCGGTCTCGGCTTCAAGGTCATGCTCATGGACGACGTCGTGAAGGACTTCGCCGACGCGCACAGCGAGTCGAAGCGCGAGGCGATCTGGGACTGGTGGCAGGCCAACGCCGTCACGCGCCTCGAGCCGCCGTTCCTCTGCATCGCCATTGCGACGCGATGGCACGAGGACGACTTCATCGGCCGTCTGCTGAACCCGGCCAAGAACCCTGACGCCGGCAAGTGGGAGAACGTGATCTTCCCAGCCATCGCCGAGGAGGACGACCCCCTCGGCCGCGAGCCCGGGGACCCGCTCTACAGCCCCCTCGTGGAGGAGACTCGCGAGGAGGCGCTGGAGCGCTGGGACTCGCTGAAGCGCTCCGTCGGCTCGTACATGTGGGAGGCGCTCTACCAGCAGCACCCGACACCGGCGGACGGATCGATCTTCAACCTCGGCTGGCTCCGGTTCTGGACGACTGACCCCTCCAAGGTCAAGGAGGGCGACGACTCGGTCATCCTCCTACCTCGCGAGCGCCTGGAGCGCGGGCAGTGGCTCGACTCGTGGGACCTCACCTTCAAGGGCAGCTCGACGTCGGACTACGCCGTCGGACAGCGCTGGTGCCGCCGGGGTCCGGACCGGTTCCTGATTGCGCAGCAGCGGGGGCAGTGGTCCTTCACGCAGACCTTGGAGAAGATGATGCGCTGGTGCAACGCCGGCGACCTGGACGACAAGGCCTCACCCGGAGGGTCGTTTGTCCATCAGCGCCTCGTGGAGGACGCGGCCAATGGTACGGCGGCCATCGACGTGCTGCGCAAGAAGGTGGCTGGGATCAAGCCGATCAAGCCCCGCTCCTCGAAGGAGGTCAGAGCCAGGGCCGTGACGCCGGAGATCGAGTCCGGCAACGTCTACCTGCCTCACCCCTCAGACCCCGGCAACGGCTGGGTGAACGAGCTCATCTCCGAGATGCGGGCGTTCCCCTCAGGCCGCCACGACGACCAGGTAGACGCCCTGAGCATGGGCCTGCTGGGACTGCGCGACGCTGGGCAGGCTTCCCTGTTCGTCCCGAGAGGGACGATCCGGCGCGCTGTGAGCGGTCTCTCACTGGCCGGGACGGTTCCGCGGTTCTGACGGCTTGCATCTCCTGATGGGGCGGACGTATGATCTCATACGTCCGCCCCAACTACGTTAGGAGACTCTATGAGTGCCGCACCTGCCTCCGTGCAGTCCACTCAGGACAAGATGCGCATCATCTGGAACCGCTACTGGAGAGACACTCCAGTTCCGCCCCTGTCACAGGCTGACATCCTGTCAACCGTCATGTCCCAGGCCGCACACATCACTACCCGTTCCGGTGGTCCATTCATCTTGGACCTCGCTGGAGTAGCTCACTACGCGCGGATGATCCTGCCCGGGCGTGACGTACTTGCTCTCAGCCTGGAGGAGTACGGGCGAGCCGCCGAGAAGCACCCCGGAATGACTCTGGAGTGCGATGGGCACACGGACGCCACCCGACTGTTCGCCCTCGTGGAGGAGATAGGCGAGGTCGCGGCCTGCCTGACCTACGACAACGACGCCGAGACCGGTCACGGCTCGGACCTGGAGTCCGAGGTGATCCAGGTCATCGCACTGGCCCTGGCCTGGGCTACCCGTTACCTGGAGGAAAAATGAGCACCTGGACCGACAAGACTCTAATCCGCGGCATCAAGGCATATGCTTCCAATGGCGATGAAATTGAAGACGCCTATGCCTTACGCGACAGCGACGGGGACTATAGGACCCCAGAGAGACGGCTTTTGCGCGACAAGAGTGGCCCCATCGCCGCGGGGGAGGAGGTCACGGCCGTCCCCACCTCAGCTCTCAAACGGCTCCAGGACGCGTTCCGAGGTGCGGCGGGAGGTTCCTCCGGCCTCCCTGGGGATAAGCTCGCCGCCATCCTGGAGATTACCTCCTACCTGCCCGTCGACAAGCCCGGCCCACTCGACCAGGCCGTCGCGGACGCCAAGAACACCAGTGCGCTGGGAATCCTGGAAGACTTCACCCTCAATGACCGCATCTCTCTACTGCTTGACGCCGTCCGGGATACCCACACAGGAGAAGACCTGCGGTATCGGCTGGCCCGGGTGGTGCGCCTTGCCTACACCTGGGCAGACCTCGAAGACCCCAGCCGAGACGCGGTAGAGGACATCCGCAACCGCGCCGCTGCGGAGGCAGGCCGTTGTGGTGGGGACCTAGCCACACTGGCCCGCCTGGTAGGGGAACTCGCAGCCCGCGCGTCCGAGGGGCGCTCGCCGCGCCCGGCCCTGCTCGCCCTCGGCTCGCGAGCCCTCGCCTGGGCCGCCGAGTCATCGAGGACGGTGAGTGACGTGGACGTGCAAGTAGGCCATCTTCCAGGCCCCTACCGGCTCGACGTCGCCTACGCCGGCGGACAGCCGATAGGGGTCGTAGAGAAGATCGTGATGGATGCGCCGAACCCTGACCGACTCGGCCCCTACATCCGGCAGGCCTTGACGGAGACGTTCGAGGTTGAGCTGTCGGAGGGGTACTCTGAGGGGTGGGAGGCGTGATGTTGAACGTGTTCCCCGCAGCGACCGGGATATTCGTCTCCCGGCACCTGAAGATCAGTTACTCAGCCGCCGTCGAGCTCTCGCGGCTTTCGTTCTGGAACGGGCTCGGCCTGCGGAGAGAGGTCTCCACGCAGCCCAAGAGTGCCGGAAGGCGGTCCATAGCCCTCCGAGACGGCGGACTCTCGATCCGCCTGGAGCGCCTTCACGACCACCTCGATCTCTGGATACTCCGTGATGGTCGGACGACTACGGTAACCCGAGACCTGACCGACATGCGCGAGGTCCTGGAGAAGGTCAGGACGGCGGCGGAGAACTACCAACGGCCTCGGCGATCCTGGTGGGCTGTAGTGCCCTTCGACCAGTACTCATTCACCAAATTCCTATAGGAGACACCTATGACATCCATCAACGACGTTGCAGACCTGCCCAAGCGCCTGGAGAAGTGGGCCAACGGGGACGGCTACCGCGGAGGCTTCGGGATCGATGCCGAGCGCGGGATGGTCGCGGACCTTCGCAAGCTCCTCTCTCTCACCGTCCAGCAGGCTAAGGCCCTGGAGGACTCCCAAGAGCTCGCCAATGCTCTGGAGCAGCGCCTCCCGACCTCTCAGACCGTCGACCTCAAGCCGGATTCGCCGCTCGACGACCCGCTGGAGGAGGCCGCACGGCTCGACCGCAAGGCTCGTCGGGACGCGAAGCTGGCCCGAGCGGCCCTCCAGCAGGAGGTCCTGGCCGCCTACTCGCGCGGAGTATCAAAGTCCGCCCTGAGCACGCTCTCTGGAATGACTAGGCAGACTGTGGACCGTATCCTCGGCCAGTGGAAGCGCAAGCCCCCGAAGATCGGCAAGGAGGATGAGACGCCGCTCACACTGATCTGACCACTGCGGGCTTGCCTTGGGACGTATGACGGCATACGCTTAGGGCAAGCCCGCATCACCTACCACCTAGCGAGGAACCATGAGCACCAAGACCTCCCCCACCAAGACCACCTGGACCCGCGTCTTCCAGCACCCTCAGGCGCGAATCAAGCCGCTAGATGCGGGCACCCTGCACGAGGCCAAGACGTGCCTCGTCTACGAGGGCGGCCAGGCCGTCGCCCAGCTGAAGCGCTGCGGTCAGCGCTGTTGGGGCGTCTACCCGACCGGCATGACGATCCCCGCCTCGTTCGGCGCCTCGGCCCTTGAGGCCGTGACGACCTGGCTCAGCGCCCGGGACGGGGCGGCCGCATGATCGCGTCACTGACCGCCGTCGTTGCGGCCCTGACCATCGGCCTGCCGATCCTCGCGCTCGGAGATCGCATCCGCGAGCGCGGGGAGCGCCGCAACCCCTACCCCAAGACCAGTCACCACGACCGAGAGGACACGCCATGAGCAGGTACGGTTCGTTTAATTGCGTTGCCCGGAGCACGGGATCGCTCGTCAGTGCCTACCGAAAGGCCTCCGCCGGGGGAGGTGGGTCTATCCTCCTGGAGGAAGGGACCTTCGTCATCACCCGGAAGCTCTTCCCAGACCTCGATCCCGACGTCCAGCTTTGCCTCGGAGAAGGCGCCTGGCTGGAGGTTCGGGACGGACTCACGCCGAACGTCCAGCTCACCCTCCCCGAGGAGTACGTGGACGCGTTGGACAAGAACCCCACCCCTCCCGACGGGTCGCGACGGCTCTACTGGTCCTCGCCCACGCCCCCGAACGGCCTGGACGATCCGACTCAGAACCCCTACGGCTACGGGGACGTGACTCTGTACGTCCCGGAGAGCCTGGAGCCGCTGTATCGGGAGAAGGGATTCTCCGAGTGGGGTACTCCGAGCCGCCGCTACCTGGAAATCTGGGAGGGCTACACCCCCTCCTCGGGAGAGGTGACGGCCGATGACGCCTCCGCCGCCGTCCAGACCGAGGGCGAGCCGGTGAAGTCTCCCGACCACTACACCTGGCTCGGGCAGTCCCTGGCCGCGCTCGGCCTGAGCGACGCGGCCAACGTTGAGTCGTGGGACGTGCTCGACGCGGCCTTCCCGTCCGACCCTCTGCTGTGGAACTGCGGCAAGTACCTGCTGCGGCAGGGGCGTAAGGGCGGCGAGGAGAAGCGCCTGGAGGACTTGCGCAAGGCCCGGCAGTACCTCGACCGTAAGATCGCCCAGCTGAGTCGGGGAGGTGAGTGACTGAGATCACTGAAATGTGGGGATAGAGGGGCTGGCGCCGTCCTTAGGGGCGGCGCTAGCCTTATCTTGTACGTAGACAACCACTCAACTCACAAAAAGGACAGTGACATGAGCAACACTGAGACCTACGCCGAGACGGTTGACCGAGTCGCCGCCGAGCTGCTGGACGTCCTGCGCGACGTCCTCGGCCCGCAGCGCCGCCTGCTCGAGCCCCGTGCCGCCTACGCCCGCTACGGCGACCACGAGGTCACCGTGCGCGACGGCGAGAACGGTCGAGTCGAGGTGACCGCGCACCTGACCAGCTCCGGCGCCGTGCGGGAGTACTCGGCCCGCCTCACTCACGGTGACCGGGACAGCCGACCGTGGGCCGCCGTCGGCCCGCTCCGGACGGACTGCTCGGAGGACCCCGAGGAGCGCCCCACCCTCACCTACGTCCTCCCCCTCGTCGTCCGTCTGGAGGCGGGAGCGAGGCGGATGAAGGCCGCGCAGCGGGCCCTCGAGGCCGCCGGCCGCCCCGTCGAGGAGTGCGGCCCGAACATCGCCCTGCGCGAGCCCTGCGCGTGGGGGACCCGCACCGTCGCCACCGTCGAGCTCGACCCGGACAACGGCGCCCTTCGCGTGCACGGCCGGGACGCTGGGCAGGTGCGGGAGATTCTGTACCAGGCCAAGGTCTTCTAGAGTGGCTCACGTCACTGAATACGCCCCCGCCAGCGGCTTGCTGCGGGGGCGTATGCGTTCATACACTGTAGCCATGAGCACAAACCGCCCCGCCCCCTCCGCCCAGATCGCCGCCATCGCCGCCGTCGCGGCCCTGATCGTCACCACTCTCGTCATCGCCCTGGCCTCCTTCGCCGCCGGCGCCTACCCGCACCGCAGCGTCGAGGGGCCGGCCACGGCCCCCGCCTCGCAGGCCGCCCCGTCCTCGGACGATCTGATCGACCCCTCCGTCGGCCGCGGCGCCGACTCGAGGGTCTGCGCCACCTCCCCCAAGTCGCCCCGGTGCCGGCTCGAGGGCGGGAGCATCGTGTCCCGCACCCGCGGCGGGCACGCCCTGCGGCCGGCCACCGACGGCCCTGAGACCCTGCTCGACAGCGAGTGGGACGAGACCGGCCCGGCGGACATGCCCGGCCGCGCCCCCGGTCGCGGCGGCTGGGTCGGCGAGGAGGGACCTTCCCGGGCCTGACCTGCGTAGACACGAGGACTTGCCCCAGACCGTATGACGGCATACGCTGTAGCCATGATCGACTCACGCACCGCCCAGCAGCCCGCCAACCACCCCACCGCTCAGGAGCCCACTGTGACCCAGGACACCGCCCTCACCGCCGACCAGGTGACCGACCAGATGAAGGTTGTGGCCGCCGCCTCCTCCGCCTCCCTCGGCCTGGTCCGGGTAGATGAGTGGCGCTCCGGCCAGATCGGCCTCATCAAGGAGCACAGCCCGCTCCAGGCTCGGATGCGTGTTGAGGACGGCCGGATCGTGGCCCGGATGACCGGCCGCGAGCGCGGAGGTCGCGAGGTAGCCGGCGAGATGGCCGACGTGATGGCCGCCCTCGTGACGCACTTCGAGGCGCCCCTGTCCGACTGCTAGGCCTCAGTAGCCCGCTGCCCCGCCCACCCCTAGAGGTGGGCGGGGCTATTTCATGCCCGTGAGTGGTATCAGGAGCCCTTCTGACGGCCTTTCAGGGCCGGGCAGGGCCATCATATGGGTGTGGAGGTTTCCGGCCGTCAGAGAGGCTTACACGGCCTCAGGGAAGGGGAGGGCGCGCTGTCCGGCCGCTCGAGACGATCGAGGGGCGCCGACGGCCCGGAAGCCGTGTAAGCCCCGTAGACGGACTAGCGCCCCGGTACCTAGGTGCTGGTACCGGGGCGCTGGTGCTAGGCCGCCAGAGAGGCTTACAGCGCCGTCTGAAGGCGCTCCAGCGCGAGGCGTGCCGACGGGGCATGGACGACGGCCGCCGCGTAGCGGTCCTGCCAGCGGGGCAGCTGGTGGGCGCGGGTGTAGGTGAGGGTCGCGAACCAGGTCCTCACCGACAGGCCGCCGGCGGGGGAGTGGACCAGCTCCTCGGGGATACCGTCGAAGGCGTGAGGGTCCTCGCGCAGGACCGCGGCGGCGGGGGCGGCTGCCCAGGCGGGCACCTGCTCGATGACGGCGACGGCGTACCCGCCCAGCTCGGCCCAGGTCCTGGCGCGGCCCTCGCCCTGTACGCGGTAGCGGGCTGGGGACGGGGAGGTGACGACGCTGACAGGCGTACCGGCCAGCGGGTGCGGGGCGCCGCTGGGCAGGGTGGCCGGGTGCAGGGCCGGCACGTCGTCGAGCGAGTGGTCGATGACGCGGTAGGTGGTTCGAGGGCTGTCGGTCTGGCTGAGGGAGTAGCGGTTGCTCATGGGTAGAAGTATGCACGCATACGTGATCGGAGGCAAATCGGCGCGGCCGGGGAACCTGGGAGAATCCTGGGAACGTAGTGTGACGCCAGCCACGTTGCCACTCTATAGTTATGGCTTACTCCCCCCTACGGGGGGAGTAAGCCTATTACTTAACTTGTAACTTAGCATACAACCGCGCCATTCCAACGGAAAGTACGTATGCCCCGCATACATTTGGTACCGGCAAGTGTATGATAAGTTACATGTGACCCAGATCTCTTGCCCGTCATCATACGTCACTTTGAGAAATTAATTTGAGTGACGGCATTCACATCCGTGGAGGATGAACCTGGGAGAGCTCTGAGAAACCTGGGAGACCCCTGGGAATCGCTACGGCGAGGACCGGCGTCGGAACCGCTTCGCAGGGGCTCGGAGAGGGTGGATCGATGGAGGGTCTGAGGCGAGCGGGCCTGTACCGATCCGGCCCGGGGCGTCTACGTACCGCCGCCGGCGCCGCGCTCGCGGCCCCGACAACCGCTAAGGACGACGGCGGGGAGAGGCCGGCGGGGAGGCCGAGAGCGCGATGGCGGAATACTGCGGGAAAGTGGGGCAGTGTATGCCGTCATAACGGACTTTTCGTTGCAATTGCAACGGTCGGAGAAACCTGGGACGGAATTAGGCAAGCCGTGTGCCGGTCCCGCACCCGTACCCGTCTCATAGGCTAGGCATGGTGCGGGTCACACAAAATAGCGGGATATGTCGACGGCGTGCCGTGCCGGTCCGCACTCTGCTTGCCCCCGTCCCGGCAAGCCGGGCCGCGGCTGCGCGCGAGCGCCCCCGCTGCGGCGCATGCCACGGTGCCTCCCGATCGCTACGGCGCCTAGCGCGTCGCTGCGCTCCGCGACGCGGGCGCCTGGGCGATGCGTGACGCAGCGATGGCATACACCTGCGCTCGGAGCACTCGCCCCTCGATCGTGCGGGCCCCGGCGGACGCGTGCATGACACGGTGCACGGACCTGCGCCTGGGGGCTCCGGTCCGTGCAGCGATGTCATACACGCACCGGCGGGGGAGGGCTGTGCGGGGCGGTTCACCTCGGTCCGGGGTGTCGATCGGTCCTCGCTGACGCTCGGCCTCTCGAACCGGACCGGGCTCAGGGTGCCCGCTACGCCCTCGAGGAGGTAGTGGGAGCGTGGGGAGCTCAGAACGGGTGAGCCATCAGGCCGCCCAGCACGAAGCCGGATGCGAGGAGGAGAGCGATGGGGAGGATGGTGAACGGGATGTCGGACGGGGAGGGGCGGTAAGCCATGGTCGGACCTTTCGAGCCGGGTGGAGCGGATGCTGTGGCAGGGGGTGGAGGCGGGAGGTGAGGTGGGGTGGAGTGGAGTGGAGTGGAGTGGAGTGGAGTGGGGTGGTAACGCGGGTTAGCAAGGAGCTGCGGGCGGCGGGGGTCGTGGCCGGCGCAGCGGGCTATGGCTGGGAGGCGTATGCCGCGCTAGCGGCGGACCAGTGCGGTCAGGGAGGCGTCCTCCTCGAGGACCACGACGCGGCGGGAATCGGGGGAAATCGTTGCGAGGCAAGGCAAAGGTGTGTCCGGCGAGGTGGTGCAGCGGGGCAGGTCGAGCGGTGAGGGGGCGGCCGTCGCCGTGCCCTCGACCGTCCACTGCTGGTCGGGCTGCTCAGGCGCCTCGGCCTGCTCGGTGGGGGAGGAGGTGGGGGAGGGGGAGGAGGGCTGGGCGGTGACGCCCC